ACGATGCCTAATTTCATTTTTGATTTTACCTATTCAAAAATCCATTGTTTTCGGGATTCTTGCCTTTCTATTTTTGATTTATGTACCAATTCTGTACCAATTTAATTGGATATACTATATTTTTGATTATTTTATATTACTTTGAGTGCTTCTGCTACTCTGTCCATTTCTAAGTTCTTTTGCTCGTCTGTCGTGTGAACGTAAAGGTTCATCGTGATACCTATGTTCGAGTGCCCCAGGATTGTCTGCAAGGTTTTCGGAGTCATACCGGCTTCGATACATCTTGTTGCGAAGGTATGTCTTAATACGTGCATTGAAAATCTCGGTATGTGTGCTCTGTCACACGCTTTGTAAATTCCGGTATCATATGTGCTGTTTTTCACCGGTGCTCCGGTCTTACACAGAAACACTCTGTCTCTCCATTGAATGTCAATAAATTTGAATGAAGCATTTTTGGCTTTCTGCAATTTCAATAGCGATACGGCTTCATCAGTGAGTGGAATTGTCCTATATCCTGATTTGCTCTTAGGCGGTCCCTCTCGCCATTCACCTGTTGAATGTCTGTACTCTAAGCTCCTGACGATTTTGATTGTTTTGGCTTTAAAGTCTACATCTTCCCATTTAAGCCCCACAAGCTCGCCTGTCCTTAGCCCAGTCTGCAAGGCAAATCTGTATTGATACTCATATGATGTGCCTTTGATAGCTTCGCAGAATTTTTTCTGATTTTCAATCGTCAATGCTTCTTTCTTTGAGGATTCCTTACCTATGTCGGATTTCACCATGCGGTTGCACGGATTTTTGGGGATAATCTCGCTTTGATATGCATAGTCAAGCATGTTGTATAGTGCTATGCGTGTCTGATATATCGTTGTCGTTCTGTAATCCTCGTCAGCCATATTAGTCATTATCTTTTGACAGTGGAGCGTATTAACCTCTCGCAGTATCTTATTTCCGATAACAGGCTTTATGTTGCGTTTGTATCTCTCGGTGTAATTCCTTAGTGTGTTCGGCCTTACTGTGCGCTTTTTAACGCTTATCCAATAATCAAACCATGCATCAACCAACATGTCAGACGGAAAGTCGGGGTTACTGTGTTCATCAGTGTACTGCTCATCGGCAAGCCACTTTTTACACTCTTGTAGTTTTGCAAATAATTTCTGTACTCGCTTTCCATTCCTTGTCGTGTATCTGCCAACATAGTACTTGTCTTTTCTCTGACTAATACCTCTGCCTAGTTCTTTACCTTTCAAGTCCTTTCCCATATTAAATTTTTCGCTCCTTTCACTTATGGAAAAAGCCTTATGCAATTTATTATAATATCACATAAGGCTACATAAGTCCACATTTGATTATATCTCTATCGTCTCTGCGATATACTTTTCAAACTCTTTTCGCTTGATTAATCGTCTCTTTCCGACATACATAACAAATTGGCACCTTGGGTTGTTTGTTATTTCTCGGAGCTTATTTACTCCGATGTTACTGTATTCCGCAGCTTCATCAATCGTCAGCGTTACCTTTTCCCATATTGGCACTTTGTTAATCATTGCCTGACTCCTTTCTATCTTTTCTTTAATGTCTGCCACTCTCCGGGAAGTGGTTGTTTTCGAGATTAACAGTCTCTGTGATACCTCTTCAAGGCTTTTATCAGCAACTAGCAACTCAAAAACTTCCGCTTCCTCATCGGTGAAATTGGCATTTTTCAAAATTTCTTCAAGTTCCGGTCTAGTCAGTTTTGAAAACTTCATAGACCTATCTCCTATTCTTCGGTTTTGCTTGCACTGTGTATACAAGTACTTGAGTATCGGCATGAGCTGTTACACGGCTTATTGTCCTCGTATACACATTGTCTTTCAATCGGTTCTGTGTCACTCACAGTTCTGCATTTCATCTCTGCTCTCCCATTCCTCGCAACAATCGGTGTAATCTGTCCAATCAGCTACATATTCGCTATCTTGGTTACAGCATACCCAACCTTGCGATATGTCCTCGTATTGATGATATTTGCAATTTCCACAACATTCATCCATTTTTGCTATTCTCCTTTACGTTTACATGGTATCTGCAAATCTTACAACATTCTTCTTCCATTCCAGCACAACAGCCAAACACGGCATATCCTGTTTTTTCCATGTGGCTGTAACATATATCCTCATCATCGGTATTCATAATGCAACATGCAACTGCCATTGCTGCTATAGCAACCGCAATCACACCTATAATTGTTATAACCATAATAATCACCTATTCTTTCCTCAACTCGGCTTTAACTTGTTATTGCCTAATTAAAACCGAGTTATTGCTATTTAATTGGCATACAGGCTTCCATCAGCATTATATCTAGGGCATGTACCACCATCTGGTGTCGTCAAATAATGCACTCCTGTTTCGGTATCTCTGTATTCGTAAAAATATCCGTAACGGCCTATCTGCTCAAAGTTTATACGTTGTGTTTCGGCTTCTGCAATATTACTTTCACAACCGCCTATCATAAGTCCGACTAATAATGTAACTGTCAAAACCAATGCCATAATTACTTTATTCTTCATTTTATCATCACTTCCTTTTTATACTGTTCTGCCATATATTGTCCGTAGCTCATGCCCTTACTCTTAGCAAGCTCGCAGATTTCCGCAAGTTTGTTTTTCTTAATAGGCTTTCTTTTAAGTCTTTTCTTTTCTCTGATTTTTCTTAATTCCGTAGCTCTCTGCTGTCTGTGCGCTTCACAACACGTATTTTGATTGGCTGCGGTCGGTGTAAATGTCTTGCTACAGACTACACATTGAATTGGTTTGTAGTGTTTCATTACTATCTCCATATTTCCTCATCAAGAATATATTGTCTGATAAATCTATCTGCGTACTGTGGGTGCATCATTGACCTCTCTGTTTTTCTTGATGTTTGGCACGTTCCCTTTACATCTGCGATAATACGTTTCTTAACATATTCAAGTGGTTCAAATACAAGATTATTTTTAGGCACACAGCCAATAAACCAATACTGTGTAGGCTTTTTGTAATAATCTCCGTTCTTCGTGCGGTCTTTATCAACAAGCGTGGGCTGTATGCACCAATATGTAGTCAGATAATGTGGTTGCGTGTATGGATTCTCGATTACTAATTTCAATCCTTTTCTTATTGCTACAATTACCATTTTACATAATAGTACATACAACTCTGTTAGCTCATTTTGAAGCGTTATAGAATATTCCAACTTCTTTTCTGTGTTCCAGCTTTTTTGCTGAGCCGCCTGTCCTCTAAACAATAGTGGCACTCTCGCTTCAAATCTTGTACAAGGGAAAAACGCAAATATCAAATCATCAGGGCTTATCTTATCAAACAAGCTTGGCTCGCCTTGATACCCCCCCTCTATCTCTTTAAAAAGGTCAGTAACATAGTCAGTTTCGTTAAATTCATTCTGAATATCATAGTCGTAGGCTTCAATTCCGTACTTTTTGAAAGTATTCTTGAATGTGCCTGACTGTTCAAATAAACAATGTACTATCATTCTAAATCCACCAAAAGGAAACCTCGGTTTTATGTGCGCACTCCTATTTCCTTTCTTTAAATTATATTTATTCTTTTGCTTACAACTTTGCCCGAAACAGCCAAATAATAAATATCACTATATTTTTTCCCTGTTATATTCGCAACATCTATGATTGGCATATATTTCCCGTCGTACAATACTCTAATAGAATTTCTTTTATTGTTATCTTGCGTATGTTTATCAGCCCACCTGCAATTAGATGGTTCATAATTTCCATTTGCATTTATACGGTCTATTGACAAGTTATCAGCATAGCCGTTTTCAAGTGACCATTTTTCAAAGTAGTTATAGTTTCTATCCCATTCATCACATACTTTTATTCCTCTGCCACCATATTTGTGGTAGCTTCTATTATTAGGGTTTTTGCATCTGTTCCTCATGTTCTTCCATGTTCTATAAAGCCTTTTACTATTTTGGTTCACAACCTATTCCTTTCTGATAAATTAATTAATGTTTAATATTTTCACTACCCCACTGCTCTTGTATCTCATCATCGGTCTTATCTCGTCCGTGGATGTCGTACCACGCAAACGCTACCTCTGTCAGACCGATTATGCCGAATGCTATGAGGGCAGTGTATACTACTGTTGTTATGTTGGCCATTCTGTATCACTCCAATCAATGGCTATTTTTTGACCGCAATTATCACAATATTTCTGTTTGTTAAGTAAGCCCTTACCATTACAACAAGGACATAAAGCAAATTCTTTATCTTCTGTAAAATCTGGTTTCTTCGGTATCTGTTTTTCAAGTGCCTGTATTGCTATTCTCATTGCTTCTGCAAGCCCCTCTTTAGTTGCATTTAGCGGTATCCCTTGGGGATTACTAAAGGATATTGCAAAACCAATAGTATTACAGATTTTAATTGCTTCACTCTCTGCCATGTTATCACTCACTTTCTTCCACTTCGTACCTATCCTCGTGAATTTCCCTATCCTCTTCGTGGGAATAAGCTCTTTTACAATGTGTGCAAAAGCTAAAAGCTCCTTTATGTTTGTACTTTTTTCGTATTTGCAACCGCTACATGGGCTTGGTTCTTTACTATTCTTTTCTGCCATATTATTCCTCACTTTCTAATAACCCCGGATTGTCAAATCTGTTACCATTAACTTCAATTGTGCTTCCATAGCATTCTTCAAACTCAGATTTGTGACCGTCTGCATCTTCAACATTCCAACACATATCCTCTTGATTCCAGATAATCTCGTAAAAAGCTCTTTCGTCAGAATCCCATACTATATCATGTTCAAACACCAGCTTTTTGTTCTTATCAGGCATTGCGGTACATTGGCAGATTGTATCTCTGTCCACATCATAAACACACACAAGTATTGGTTCATCGGCTTTACCCTCTAAACAGCTTGTTGCAATCTTGCATGTTCCATCTTCACAAGTAATTAAAGAGCCTGTAACCCATTCTCCATTGTCAAGCCTCTTTGCCTTGAATAAATTTCTGTCTTCCATGTTCTCTCCTTTTAGTCGTACATTTCGAAGTACATTTCGTCTCTGTCGTAGCCTTCTCCGAAGATTCTCCAATTAACTCTGAATGCAACAAAAAATTTAATTATCGTAAAGCCTATGGCAAAATGGTGCCAATCCCAACTTTCATGGTACTCTGCGCCAAAGGTTACCCCCGAGCGCTTGCCTATTCCGAAAGCGAACGATACATGATGATTCTTACTCTTGAACACTACCGTTCCTGGTGTTGATTTAACTCTCTTCATATTATTCTCCTATTCTGCTTCTGATTGAAGCCATTCAAACCAATCGGTAAGCATTGGTAAATCGTTGCCGTTTAATGCTAAATCGTGCACAGCTAAAAACTCTGCCAGCTCTTCATCCGACATATTCCTTATCCTATCCGCGTTTGTCATCGTAATGCCCTCCATACACCAGTCTCGTCATTAATAATCCATACATTGGGTGTTGTGCATTTAATCATGCAAAGTGTTTTCCCAGTTGTATTATCATTCTTCCCAAAGGGGCAAGTCGGACATTCATTGTCCTCGCACACTGTCTTGATAATTTTTAGAGCAGTTAAAATACTTTTTGCCTCTACTACTGCTCCGTCAACTTCTTTCTTCATCTTCTCCACCTCTCAATTCTTTCAGTTTTGCTCCGGCTTCTGTGAGGAATACTGTTTTACCAATGTTAGACAACGAAATCGTAAAATTTTTCTCACACTCTATGTAATTGCTATCCGGTCCGGTCTCCTCGTCTATCCATTCATATAACCATTTTTCTCTAACTGCAATCTTCATCCAATTCCTTTTTGCAAAGCGGAATGAAACAACTCGTGCTGGAAAATATAATGGAATCTTATTATCAATATCCTCATAACACTCCATATCTTCTATTGGGAGTATTGTGTTATCTACATAAACTGTATCTCCCACCTTGCAAGGCAATTTGATAAGTCTGCCCTGTTCCTCTAAATCCTCATAATCGGCAAGTTTTTTAACCATATCTTCAACAAGTTCGCAATGACAATCACTGTTATGACATGCATCGCAATATGAAGTATATACTGCGCAAGAATTTTCGCCATATTCTCTGTTTGTTAATCTCTCCATTACTGCTCCTTATCCGGAAGCTTAGCTAGTTTCCATGGTGTACACCTATCGCCACTCCACGATGTTGTTCCATTGCTCCAAGCATAAACTATCCCATTCTCATATTTCGCAAAATATCTTTTACCCCACTCGGAAAAACTGCTATCTCTTATTAGTATTGGTGTATCAACTGCAACTTTTGACCAGTCAACAGGTGGTTCAACATATTCGCTATTCGCCCACTTTTTCATTTCGTTCCTGTCGTAACCCTTGCCTAAAACATAGAACAAGCAATCTTCACACGCTGTTCCATGACACGCTATTGGCTCTGATGTCACTTTATTAACTGCTATTGCGTCACCACTGCAAGCAATATCTAAAATCTGTTCTGCAAACTTCTCTCTATTTGTCATAGTTTTGTACTCCTTTCCCATAATCCGGCATATGTTTGAATCTCTCGTATGCCTTATTGTCTCTGTGCTTTTCCATATAGGCTTTTGCCTATCATCTCTCATCTGCTTTATGTGAGCATTTTGAGTACTGTCGTTATCCCATGCGTAAGTCATTAATCAATCACCTTTATGTACCTTTCATCAACGTAATTAACTTTATCAGCAAGGCATTGTGCCACCTTTGGTAATGTCAGACCGAATTGATTAAATTTATACAACGTGTCGATTAAGTCCCTAAATTCTGCGATAAACTCTTTAATTTCCCTAACCGACAATTTAAACATCAATTTAAGTGCCGTACATGCTAAAACCATGTAGCTGTATGCCGTATCATTTAAAAGCTGTCTCGTGTCGTTTATCGTAAGTGGATTATTCCTCTGATAAATCCTAATCAACTGTTGCATCGGGATTAAATTAATCTCTTTCTGCACATCAATGCCGTATCTGACTTTCAAAAGTTCAGCAAGCGTTTCGGTTTTCATTTCTTTTTCAGTCTGTGCCCTGTCAAGGTACTCATTTATGGTTCTTTCAAGCCTTACAATGCGCTTATTACCGAATCCGTGGTGCAAATACAGTACATAGTAGCCTAAGTCCATAAAGTCTGTGAAAGACCGCCTTACGAGCTTTCTACGGTTATTGCTGTTTTTCAGCGTAACTTTTTCGCACTTTGTCCATGTAAAATCCGGCTCTTTGTGCTTTTTCTTTGGTTTCAGTTTGTTGCTCATATTTTTTCATTCTTTCTTCAAGTTCTCGTTTTGTTCTGATGAAACAGGCTTCGGTAGTTTCTTCTGTGACTTTTACAAGCTCTTTACCGCGCCACCGGATAGTTATTTTTGCTTCCTTGCTGTTTGTTTTGTAAATCATTTGCAAGTCATATTTCCTTTGCAGTGGTCGGTAAAAATCGTAAAAATCTTTCAAAGTTTCCATTGTGGTCCCAGCTCTTTTAATTTATGCCGTGCTATGTTTGCCTTTTCAGAAGTCGCGTTCTTAACGTTCTTCTGATAGTGCATTTCGCAGACTTTATATCCGGGCTTCACCGGATTATCGCAGAAAAAACATAGTCCTTGTTCATATCTGCCGGTTCTTTCAGGCATTTTAACGTGTGCTCTTTCCTTTTGCGACAGCGTGTGCATATGCCATTTTTCTTGTCTTTTTCGTATCGTGCTTTTCGCCATACTTTTTGTCGCTCATTGTATTTTTCAACATCAGCAGCACGTATCTTTGACATGGCTTCGGCTGATTTTGCCCTACACTCAACACAGCTTTTTTCGTCACCATACAGCAAGTTTTTGCCACATCTAGGGCAAACACCAACTGCCTGTAATTTTTTATAAAGCTCTCGACCATATGCTGTGCGTTTGCTGTTACATGCCGTACAAACCACACCTTCTCTATCAAGTGGTTTTCCACAAAGCACGCAAAGGTTACTAGCTTTTCGTTCTTCATACCTTTGTCTTGAATACTTGTCTTTTATCATTTTTTGCTAGGAGTAAAGCCGGCTTTAATTGTGCGTACAAACCCCTTTACCTCCTATCTTTTCATCTGCTCGATACGTTCCTTAATTTCTTTTGGCATTGGAACACCTTTAATTGGCTTATTTTGGCTTTTATTATCTTCGAGTGATAATTTTATCGTCCGTTGATTTTTAGTGCCGATTTGAGCTGAATGCGAGCTTCTATTGACATTTTCAATCAATGCCTGTATATCCTTTGGCATTTTTTGATATTCCTTTGCTCGATTAACAACTACCCTATAAGTTCTCATAAAGTTTGACTGTACTACGTTTTCAATGCTCTTGCTGTCCGTCAGCGCCCAGTTCCTAAGATTATCAGGACTTCCGACAGCCTTTTGTACAAGTGGTGGTAACTTATTAAATTCCTCAACTGCACCATAATAGCCATTTCGTAGTGCCTTACTAACAAGCATCCATGCTTCCATTTCGTTAAGCTCCTGTGGGGATTGAACCTCATGCAGTTTGCTGATTAGCTGTCCGACGCTCGGCGCAAATCCGCTCGTATCGGAATGCACGTAAGTTTTTAATGCTATAGATATTTGGCTGTAGCTGTATTCTTCCAACATCATGTTCCACACATCTACTGTCTCTGATAAATTGCTCGGCTTGTAATTGGGGTAGCAATCACACATTATGCGGATAATTTTAACTGTCTCGTCTCTTGTCAAGAATCGCCACCCACCTTTAGAAGCTCCGCAATTTCCTCGATAAGATTGTTCTCCATTGTTGTCTTTGATTTAAATAATTTCACAACATCGTCAACAGCTTCATTGTAGCCAACTGTATATCCGTGGCTATATCCAGCTTGTCTGTTTTCTTCTAACATTCTTTCTGAAATGTTAGGTGACATTCTGCGTTCTTTTTCTGCCATTTTTATCACTCCTTTACACATTATCCCAATCAATAGTGCCTTTGTTAGCTGAATGTGGCTCATTGTCCTTTAGTGCAAACAGCCCTTGCCAACAATGGTCTACCGACTGATTAAGAATTTTAACAGCCAAATCATTGTCACCCTTTGAAAGTCTCTCAATAGTGTTCATAGCTCGGTGTAATGCCATTTCAGTGCATATTGGCTTTTTAATCTTTTTCCGCATTGTCAGATATTCCTGAAAAGCATTCTCTAGCATTTCATCATCAGGGTAGTAGACAGTTTTCTTTTTAGATATTGATTTATCAATATCTTTTTCTTTACTATCCTTAACTATACTATTCTTATCTATACTTACCTTACCTATACTATCCTGTGGCAGACAAGTGGCAACCACTTGGCAACCATCTGGCAACCCATTGGCAACCACACGGCAACCATCATCAGAAAATGTGTATGCACCGTTGGATTTTATCTTTAATTTTGCCAATTCTTCCTTAAAGTTCGTTGGTGTATACCTGTCTTTTCTCAAAGCGTTTGCCATGCGCCAATGCTTAATTACAATCACACCATTATCAAACTGATAAATGTATCTTTTTTCCAATAGTTGTTGTAAATCAGCCACACTTGCGTGAGCTTTGAACATGGAAACTGATACCTGATTGCAAAATCCGTCATCGTCAGCAGACATAGATAAATGCAAATATAAGGCTTGCGCACTTGATGACAAAGCCATAAAATTATCATCATCAGTGACTTTTTTTGTGAACATTCTACGTTCTGCCATTTAATTAATCTCCTATTTTCTTCAAGTTTCAGTTGATGTATTTTAATCTTTTTTCTCGTGGTTTATATTGTTATATCTTTTTCTCAATGTGTTCTGCACCTTGTTCATTCCCTTAATACCGCCGACAATAAAAGCTATCTCTGCTCTATTTTCCGTTGCTTTTGTTTCCGCTTCCATATCGTGTAGCCCGTACTCTGCTTGAATAATTTCATTTGCAGTAATTCTTTTCAGAATTTCATCAGCTTTCTTCTTTGTTATAATTTTCATTTACTTTACCTTCCTTTAACTGTTCTGCTAGTCTGTCAATAGCACCATAAATAAATTCATTCTCATTTCTATTTCTGATATTCCAATTATGTTTTTTCACTACCTTAACAAAATCATCAACAGCTTTGTTATAACTATCAAGCCTGGCATTTCTGTATTTCAATATCTCATTATTCAAAGTTTCTTCGCCCCAATCTCCGCTATCAAACCATTCAACAGCTTTAAATACAGGACTAAGTGTTTCAAAAAGTGTTTCTATTCGTATACTTGCCGACTTGATATACTCAACTAGTCTCTGTGTATCTTTAGCCACATCTTTAAAACCTGCACTATTCAATCTATCAACCATATCTTGCAGTAATTCTGTTGACGAACCATTCATAAGCTCGTCAATATCTTTGCAAAACAAATAGTTCCAACTTCCACCACTCACTCTAAATTACCTACTTTCTTTCAAAAACTCATCCAGGCATGTATTCCAGCCGGATGTAAATGCCTTTCCTAGTCCACCAAACTCGTATTTTTCAACCGGAAGTTCCTCTTTTCTCTTCGGCAGTTCCCGAAGCGGACGCCACTCTGGCTTTTCAAATATGTTAGAATTAACTTCTTTTGCTGTCTCATATGCCTGACATGTCGCTCTGTCCTCCTCATAGTCAATATGACATAAATTACAGCCAAAACACGATTCCGGCATATCCATAACCAATACTGCTTTAGCCATCTACTTCACCCACTTTCAAACAATTGCTCGTAAGCATATCTGCCTTGATTAGCTCATAAATAATATCAAGATATGTCCTGCGGTCACTGTATCTGCAATTTGCGTCTTTATGTATTCTTGGATCATTATCATTCCAATCATTAACACCAAAATACACATCACTCACAAGAAGCATTTTTGCACCATTAGCAACGCAAAGATAATAGCAACCATTCTTACCATATTTGCCCTTGCATTTCTTGAAGCCAAATTTTTCAAACTCTTTGGCTTTGACTTTCGGAATTAACATTGTTTTCACCTACTTTCAATAAATCCATAAACTTCTCATACTGTTTCTGCGATACTTTGTTATGCTTCTTATCTTCTCTCAATTCAATTTTAAGGTGTTTTTCTGCAATAGAGGATAATTCCCTCGCTAACACCTTTTTGCCCTGTTGTACACCCTGCATATAGCCTTTAGGTGCTTTTCTCTCGCCTATTGAACCACTAGCACGATTTTCTCCTTGACCGCCTAAACTGACATTCCGAAGCTGATAGCCTTTATCAGCATATAGCTTGATGTAATACTTCTCTTTCTCGTCAAGCTGACTTTCGGGGAAATTCAGAAATTCGACTCGCCAACCATAAGGATTTTTCTCTTTGTCATACAGCTTGTGCTTGCGTAAGCTAAGGTCTATATGCTGTTCATAACCTACAAGGTGGCTAGCCAATCTGCTAAGTGTATGTACCGCCTGTCCGATATAAGCGTATTTAAATCCGTTTTCATCTTCTCGAAGCAAGAAGTATATTCCACTTTTATCATTCAGTTTTGGATTCAGCTTCAATAGTCGCTTTTTGTTTTCCTGTTCTATTGCCTTGGCTCTCACTATGTTCTGATAATTCAAGCGTTACCACCTGCCTTTACTATCTCGATTGCCTTATCAATCCACTTAACATCAGCGTTCATATTCTCATATAGCATATAAGCCTTAGTTTCTTTCAACTGTTCCACAACAGCATCTACATCATAGGCGGTCGGATATTTATCCAGTAATAGCAATACTGTATTTGTACTGAGCAAAGTTCCATTACTTAAAGTAACCGATTCTAAATCTTTCTTTAGTGTATCCGCGTCAATCAATCCCATACTTCCACCTCTTTAGTTAAATGGTAATTCCTCGTCAATATCATCAGGGATTGACATAAAGCTATCATCGGGTTTTGGCTGTGGCTCTGCACTGCTGCCACTTGAATTTTTACTGTCGCAAAACTCCAACTTAGATATGCTGCAATCGTTAGTGTAGACTGTGTTTCCGTCTCTATTCTTGTAACTGCCTGTAGTCCACTCACCGATAACTGCTATCTTTGAGCCTTTAAATACGTGCTTTTCTACTGTTTCAGCAATCTTGCCGAAAGCCACGCAGTTAATGAAATTTGCCTTATCGTCTTTCTTCTTAAAATTCTTGTCAACAGCAAGTGTAAATCTTGCTATTGCCATTGCATTTTCACCCTGTGAATATCTAATCTCAGGGTCCCTAGTTAATCGTCCTAAAAGTGTTACAATATTCATTATTTTTCTCCTGTCTGTTTAATTTTTAAAAAAGGCACTTGCTAATATATCCTTTTGCCTCTTTCATAACTCTTTCAAACTCTTCGTCAGAAATACCATATATCTCTATATACTCGTAACGCGGAGCCCATAATACAATGATTTTATCTTCACTATAAATAGGCACTCTATAATCACCCGCTATAGATGGTGTATCAAACATCTGTATTCCATCTTCAAATCTTTCTTTCAAAAAATTAATTAACTTTTCAATTCTCAAAACGGACATTCATCTCCTTTCCTTAAAACCCATTCCTTGTTACGCTCTGCAACATCCACATTTGCCCCACAAGCAACTTTTTTCATCTTCTCGATGAAACTATCTCTATCAGAATTTTCACTTGATAAATGGCACATTATGACGTTCTGCAAGCTATCTGAATAATTTGCTTTAACAAAATCACAAGCTGTGTCAATACTTAAGTGACCTCTGAAAACGTGATTAGCTTTGCCTGTGTTATCCCTGTCGATTAAATCCTTGTCATAATTCACACCTAAGAGAATGTGATTTATGTCTCTAAACTTCCACTTGATTAGTTCACAATCGGTTATATAAAGCATTCTTCCCATTTCCTTGTGAGTAATCAGAAAGCCGAATATCGGGCAAGGATCGCCGTTTGCGTTTGTATGTGTCCAATTTCCGTCTATTGTCGTTAAGTCAAAAGGCTTTACTGTAAATCCGCCCATATTCATTGATTTACGGCTATTGTCTAAATATGGGGCAAGTATCGGTATTCCCATAGGCTTAAAATCGTTTAATGACTTGCTGTGGTCTAGAGGTGGGCATGACTTATTATCATGCCCCTTATCCCCCTTATGTGCCAATCTAAGCCTTTTTTAATCTCCTTAATCGGTATTCCGCAATCAAGGATAAGCGTTTCTTCACTGTCGGAAGTTAGCAGATAGCAATTTCCGGCTGATGATGAGCCTAAGCATTTAAGTTTCATATACAACCTCCACAACAACCATAAGGCACATTAGTAGTAAATGTCTCGTCTATTTCGCTTGCATACTTGCGGTATTCTTCGGGTATTTCAGATACATCTATCTGCCATTCGCCTTTATAGGCTTCATAGTTTGCACTAATATATCCGCCAGAGTGCCAAAATATAGGATATACACCTTTACGTTTATTCATTTTGATGTCATACCCATTTCCAAATATTACCTTTTCTCCGTCAATCTCGAGCGTCAAATCTCCGCGGCATAAATTAGGATATTTACCTGTGTAGCTTATGAATTTGACATGCTCGGTTACACTTTCTTTATTTGAATTGATTAGCATACTCACACCTCGATTTCATCATCCTGTGGGAACTGAAAAACAATATTTCTATGGTAAATTCCATGCGTAAATTCTATGGCTTCATTTATCCATGCTTCTCTAAGCATTTCCATAGCCTTAATTGTCTTTGCTTCGGTAGAATAAGTTGCAATAAGACTGTTCAGAAACAATTCCGGCGGTTCTGCGACATTTTTAACTGCAACAATTCCATAATTCCCACCACTCCTATTTAATATTGAAAAAACAAAGTTTTCATAAGGAGCATCTATTTTTCCGTCCTGTGAAATTACTCTCATATCAGTCCTCCTCACTCTGCATGAACGGTGGTAGTTCCTCTGACTGCTTGTCGGCTGTGTCGGTCGGCTCTACATCAATTATGTTGTCCTCATCAAAATCTACGCTATTTGCGTTTTCTTTGATTTCATCGGCAACAACCTTTTCTGTATCAAGTTTTACATCTGATACATTTTGAAATTCCTCTTGTGCATATAAACCTTGAAATCTATCTGGAAACGCTTCTCTTAAGGCCTGCACAACAGCTACTTTTCTAATCATTGTGGCTGGTTTTTTCGCCCATTGGCTGTTAAGCGAACCATCTTTTTTTCTTCCTGCGTACTCATCAAAGCCTACTGACTGATACTCGTCCTCTTTTCCGTCAATAAAGATTTTCGCCCAGCCACCTACGATAGTTTCGTTAGGTAAAACCATTGTTCCCTCTCGCTCTTCAACGGCTCCGTCCTTTTTAATTACAATAATTCCTGCTTTCTTTCCCTTATATCGTGGGTCTGCATTGGCTCTCTTTGTAAAAACGTCTTTTCCAGTAACTATTGTGGCTGGGTCGTTGCTTCCATACTTAATAAGGTATGCTTCTCTCAAAAACGGATTTAAGTGCTGGTATCTGCATAATGACATAAACATCATTACTTCTCCGTCAGATACATTGCCGCCGCCGCTTACAAGGTATCTTTTTATCATTGTTGGAGAAATTTTTACCATTTCCCCATTTGATTCATACTCAACTAACTGCGTACTCTCTGCCATAATTAATCCTCCTAAATCTCATTGAAAACTTGAACCGCAAACAGTTCATTAGGTGTCTGTTTGAATAAAACTCCGTCAGATATGACTGTATACATATATCCGTCATACTTAAGCTCTACAGTGTGCTTTTTACCACCCATGTAATAATTTCTCTTCTTAATACTCATGCCTATACCTCCTATAATCCAAGTAACTTTTTAATCACTTCTCTCATTCTCTCGGTTTCGCCACTCAACTGCTTCTCGCTTTTATCAGCAAGTCTAATCACTGTTTTGTACTCTTCCTCTGAAACTGCCTCTTTAAGCGCACGTAAAACAGTAACCGCCTCTGCCATAACATGGCTTTTTATGCCTCTAAATGTAACTTCTCCGTCTTCTGCTTTAATCATTTCTATTCCTCCATATTTTCAATCACAAGCTCTTTGTCCTGTGTGTGCTTTAACATAATCAACTGGTTATCAATCTGTGGTATTCTCCAATCGTCAACGCTCTCTGTATCATCAATAATAATTGGAAAATTAACGCTTGCCACTTTCTGAAAAGCTCGGCATATGTCAACTTCTGTCAGCATTCTTGCACCATGATTTAGGTTTCTTGCATATGCTTCGCCATTGTATACAAAGTCGCAGCACTCCTCGGTATCACCATTTAAGAGCGGTCTAAAAAGCTTTGCTGTGGCAAAATCCAGATACTTATTTACGTCAGCCTGTAAAAGTTCATTCTTCTTACGTGCAAACTCTTTCAGCAAGTCAAGTTTTCTCTCCCAATCGGCAATCTCCTGATTAAGGTCGGTTCTCTTTGTTTCAAGGTCAGCTATGCTATCATCTATACGCTTGTTATTTGCCACACCAAGCTCAATCTTTGTATCAACCGATGAAACTTGCCTTAACAGTTCGTTTCGCTTGTTTTTGAGCTTTCTGATAAGTTCCGATGTATCGTTTTCATCTGCAAGAGCTTTCTCTTTTTCCTCGATTTTAGCTTTAAGTGCCTGGTACTCATTGTTACCTGTCATGTCAACATCAGTAGGTACCATTCCAAGCTCTTTAGCGATGTTATCACGTTCAAACTTGTTAGCAACAGCATCACGCTTTTCTGTCAGCTCCTTAAGTTCTGCTTCAAGGTCAGCTATTTCTTTCTTCTTGTCCTCAATAGCCTGTTTGAATTCCTTGCTGTCACTTAATAATGAATTGCCCTTATCCTCAAGTTCTTTAAGCTTCTTCAATTTTTTATCACTAAAATCAGTTCTCAAACTCTCTATTGTATCTTCCGGCAATCTCTGACCGCACATCGGGCAATTAACACTGCTTTCATCAAAGGAAAGTGCCTTTGCTTTTTTCCAGTCAGTACGTACCTTTGCTAAGTTCTCTGTGTAAATTCTAACCGTACCTTCAAAGTTTTTAATGTTAACCTTTTTAGCTCTTATCATTGACTCTGTTTCGCGGATTGAAGCATTGAAGTCATCAATCTGTAACTGTAGCTCCATGCGCTTTTTCTGATTGTCAGCATTAGCTTTTCTCTCCATGTCTGAAAGCTCAAATTTAAGGTTCATAATGTCCTCTGTGGCTTTCTGCTTGTCCTCTAAAATCTTATTGTAGTCGGACAGCTTATCTTCAATTTCCTTAAGCTGTGGCTCGTATGTTTTCTTCTGCAATTCAAGCTCTGCAAGGTCTGTATACTCATTGGTAGAATGAATTGTATCAATCCTTGTTGAGATTTCGTCTCTTTCCTTGACAAGTCCTTTTGAGCCATTCCTACCGCCTGTGCCATTTAGCTTGCCACGACACACTTTTTTGAGCTGGTCTACATCACCATCGTCAAACATCGGCTTAAGTTCAGCAAACTGCGGAAATATATCGCAGATTTCTTCATCAGTATGTGTGCCAAAATAGCTTGCAAGTGCTAATCTCTGCTCTGCCTGTGACTTGTTGAGCAATGTCATGGCATTTAAACAGAATGGTAATACTCCAAGCTCTGTCATGTTGTCATTGATGTACTGATTATAGTCAGCCATTTTATACGGCACATCATTGATTGAGTAATCGGTAACACTGCCTGTAATCTCACCCTTTTTGTTGCGTTTCTGCCTTGTAACCTTTTTTAGATTCTTTGCTTTTCCACAAATCTCAAAGGTAACAGCTCTTACAATATCAACATCGTCAATCTCAACTCCGTTTTCATCATGTGGTCTTATGCCTGTAATTTCTCTGTCGTTCTCGTCATGGCAATTCAGCACATCAAGAATAATTCTCTTAACTGTCGATTTGCCGACTTCATTCTGACCGGACAACACCGTTTTCATCGAAAAATCTGTGTCTAATGTGTTTTTGCCGTAGAATTTACAAAAATTCTGCGCAAATACATGTGTAATCTTCATTGCGTTTCCTCTCTTTCTATTTGTTTATGGTTTTTAAAATCAAATTTCCGTGTAGGCTTGATTTCTTCACTACTCTTAAGTATGAGTCCGACTCCGATACAAAAAGCCACTCGCTCGCCACGTAATGAGCCTTATTGAGCAATAACTTCTGCTCTCTTGTTAATGGCTTCAATCGGTATCTCGTATCGCCTAGCCTAATTCGTCTTACATTGTTGCTCATTTAGCTTCTCCATTTCTTTATCTAATAACGCTTGAAAGTCAAACGATTTGTCCTCGTGCCGTTTAGCTCGATATAATTCTTGTAGGTAATCGTTAGCAATCTGACGCTTCAATTGGCTACCAATCGCAGTAGATGTCAAGGTTTCCATTTCCGCTCCCTTCGTCATATACAATTCCTTGTATGCCAACAGGAGTATCAACCACAGTTCCGTGTGGCAAATCATCACTTGCAATTACCACATACTCATTTTCATCAACTACCAATCCATGCTCATTTAAATGTCTGCCCGGAATATTAAGTCCACCCCCAGGTAACACTCTCTGTGAGTACCACGTATAAGTGTAATCGCCATATCTGACTCGTCCTAGCTTCCTAAATCGGCTACAACTGTATTTCTTGCGGCAAGTCGGAACTGTTGGCTCCTCATAGGTCTGCTCAACCACAACCGGTTCATTCTGAACTACTGTTGGTTCAATCTTCCCTAGCATTACGCTATTTAAATAGGAAGTAACACCGGCTGTAAGCTCAATTTTGCTATCTGCTTTCGTTGCTATTGGCTTTAAGGTCATAGTTCCAATTATTAAAGTCGATAACATCAATATCCTTTTTCTTCTCATGCGGTTCGCCCTCCTCTATGAGACATATTGCAATCAGTATCAGCCAAAATACTGTTACGATTGCTCCAACGATAATACTCGCTGTCTTAATTCCGTATGCCACCGATAATCCAAGGAAAAACGCAAATGCCAATGCTCCGAAAATCGAGTAGCCGCAGCCTGTGCAGAATTTTTGCTTTAAAGTTCTTTTTCTCATACAATCACCTCGCTATGCAAAACTCTGTTGAGCGTTTGCGTCCTGAATAAGCTCGTCAAGATACTTAGGCACGACATAGCAATCAATGAACTCATGCACATCGTCTATATACTTCCTCTTGATACTCTTATAAGTAGATACGCAACCATACTCACGCTTTAACTGTGTCCATATATCAGAAAATGTCTTATGTCTGATACTGTTATCCCTGTATGCTTCGCTCTGCTTGCCACCGAGGATATTTACAACTCTGCGCTTAACATGCTGTTGTATCTCGTCAATATCGCAACTGTAAAGTGGTACATTTTCCTTAAGCTCGCTCACATCATCTTTGATGTCGTTTACTTTCTGCTCTAATTCTGTATAGCCTTGTGCCAAAAGCTGTATCTGACCGCCTGTTGTCTTTGGCATACCATAACTGCCTGTTTTTCTGATTGACGGAAGTACCTCTGATGTAACCCATTCTGTAAATCTCTCTGCGCTTTCTTTACGGCTCTGAAAGATTGTCTTGTAAAGATTACTTTCGTCAATAAAAATCATCTTCTGCTTGCCACCATTTGTAAGGGTATCGGTAGTAACTATACCCTTTTGTCTTAATCTGCTTTTGCAATCAGAAACATTTTTGATTTCTAGCACTCTGCATATATCAGCCAAGCAAAACATAGGTTCATCATTTATTACCGCTGTTCGGACTTCTCCAAACTCTTCATTGTTGAAAATTTGTAAATCGTTCATGTTTTCTCCTTTCTGTGGTATAATCTCCTCATTAGATAATAAGGAGGTGAAACAAATGACTCATGATGAAATTCATGATTTAGCAATCGTATATGCAAATTCAAAGTTAGCCGAATACCAAATAGACAGCCGTAGTGCCGTAATGTGTGGCAATACTGAAATGTCTGTTGAGGAAATTCAGTATCTTAAATCTGCTTATCAGTTTGCACTAAATCATCTGACTGAATAGGTGTATATCTTTCACCTTTCAGTGCATGAGAAACAGCATTGCAAATATTAAGGTGATGTTTCTCATCATTGTTTATGGATTGCTCAATACGTTTTAAAGTACTGTCAATGCTTTTTAATGTGTTGAGCATTTCTTTTCTCACGAACAACCTCATTCCTACTCCTTTCTCTCTACTCAATAAAATAAGAAACTTCTACGCCAAAATAATTAGCAATCTTAATTAGCTTGTCTGTTTTTGGCATTGATTTTCCCGACTTCCAATCTGAAAAAGTACTTCGCGCCATTCCAAGCTCTTCTGACAGTTTGTAAAACGAAACGCCTCTAGCTTTTATGAGCGTATCGAGTTTCTTAAAGCTCGCCTGTCTTTTTTTTTTGTTCAATTTCCCATCTCCTTTCTTGACAATAGTTAGGAAATCCGTTACAATAAAAAGCGCCATATTAGGCAAAATACGCTAGGAGGTAAAAGCCTTGAAAGCAATTTTGATTTTGCCTGTTCCATATTTGCGAGGTCGCATTTAATATGTAGCAATCGGTGTAGCGCATTTTGGGCAGTAAAGCTCGATAAAAAATCATGGTTGGCATATCCGGTAATATGCCGTGCTACGCTAGATACTCCTCTCAATCCGTCAGCTAATGGCAACTAAAATGCTGAGCTTAAACTGCATAAGTGACGGAACATTTAAAGAAGCATTGGTACTACACAGTGCGTCGAAAGACTGCAAAATGTATGTGGTGTAAAAAATAAGGCAACGGCTGTTGGTGGTAGTACACTAACAGCTTTTGTTTTTAGTTCAAAAATCCTAACTAAGCCTTGATAAAAATTAGAAAATCGTGTATACTATGAATTGTCCAGAAACATAATATTATTTTCTCAATTTTATTTTTATTGAGTTGAGATTTCCTAACTTCTTTTTTCATTCTACATTAGGAAGTCTTATTTGTCAACCCCAAATGTTGAGAAATCACAACTTTTTTTAAAGGAGATTTTCTATGTACGAAAGATATTGTAAATTAAGAGACTCAAAAGGGTTAAATGATTCAGAAGTGGCTAAATATGGCGGTTTCCCTAAAAGTACTTTTTCGGATTGGAAAAAAGGAAAAAGCTGTCCAAAATTGTTTAAGTTGGTAAAAATTGCAGAATGTCTTGATTGTTCACTTGATTATTTAGTTACCGGAAAAGAGCACCATTCAGTTGTCGAGGAAGCAACAAAAGACTTGGCTTTGTCGAAAATGGATAGTAGAATCAAAGACTACGCGTTGAAATTATCTAAATTGTCGGATAAAGAGCAAGAAAATATTATGAATTTAATAGATATGATGTATGAAAAATACTCAAAATAAATTAAATTAATAAGAAAGGTGGTATTTTATTATGAGTAAAACTGTTAAATGTCCTAAATGGGGCTGTGATGGTGTTGGCATACCTGTTGATACCAAGAAAAAATTCTCATTCGGTAAAGCACTTGTTGGCAACACAGTAGGCGGTCTCTTCGGACCTGTCGGTGCCGTTGTCGGTACAGCTACCGGAATTAAAGGTAAAAACGGCAAAACAAAGTTTGTGTGTTCAAAGTGCGGTAACGTTTGGGAAAAGAAAATATAACCACAAGGCAGAGTTTTTACTCTGCCTCTATTTTTCCCTTAATAAATATGTACAAGTACAATAACAGGTCTTTATCTTCCAAGCCCTCAATCATTTTAATTATTTCTTCCTTATATTCCATACAACACTACCTCCGATACATCAATTATAGAACATTTGTTCTTAAACGTCAATATTAGGACGGCAGAAAAATCCACCGCCCTACCGAAACTTGAAGAGTTCTCTTATTTGAGAACATTGTTACTGTAGCACTTTAAAGCGTTTTATTTTGTCGAATATTGACAACATGGACTGTTTTGTAACCCTATTCCTGTAAAATAATTGAGAGGGCTTATGCTCTCTCTTTTTATGTGCAAAATCCTATTTGTGATAGTCTGCTAAACCAAAGTTTAGATAAAAAATTTACTATTGTAGCTGTAAATGATACAGTTGATAATATATCTATTGGGGCTAACGGAACTGTTCAGGTTGATTATACTAAATTTAAACCAGTAAAAGGCTACACTAGAATAATAGTAAATACATCTTTTTGGAATGCAACTACAAACGGTGGCGGTTATTCTAATGCTTTTGTGTATAGTATGCTATATGCTTCGTCAGGGGTAGGAATACAGATAAAAAACATTGCTAATGCTGGTATAAGAGTAAAATTATCGGTTACATGCTTATATTTTAATTCATATATTGAAAGTTTAGTAATTCCAACACCTATATCTTAAACAAATCCGATTGTAAACCAATATCTCTTTAATAAATAGGAGTAACTAAATATTAACTTTTACAAATGTATCATATATTTAGTAAGAAATAAAAATTATTCAGATATATATATTAAATCGGCAAGCAAATAACTACCTGATGCAAGTATTTGATTTAAATATACCACATACACTTTATTTGTATCGTCATATTGAATTGTATTTATTCGATAATTTCCTTTGTTAGAAGTATTATAATTAACTATAACATTTATAAGTCTGTATCCAGTTTTATAGCCAATATATAAAAATGAATATCCTGTTCCCTTAATTTGTTGACTTTCTAAATGAACCAAATGCATATTACCTAAACTCTGGTTTAATTCATCGTATTTGTCATTCAAAATCTTGCCTTGACTCGCGTCTAATGCGTTTCCAGTGGTAGAAGTCGTGAGGTTATTCGCCAAATCTTTAAAGGCAAAGCTTTTCAAATCAGCGAACCACTTCTTAATTTTTCCGAAGCCGACCGACACTTTTTCACCAGAAACAAGGTTTGCTCTAGTTGTTGTAGCGGCAAAAGTAACTGTTGTATCGCTTATATTTCCACCTTCTGCAACCGCTCCGATATTGGCAGGAGTTATGTTTACATTTCCTCTGCGATAATATACTTCTTTTGCGCCTTTTACTCCTGTTACCGGTGTGCCGGCAAGCACATCCCAATATCTATCAACAGTTAAATATACGTTACTTCCGGCAGGAATTATATTACCAGCCCCCTCTTTAAAATCAGTGGTTGTGGTAAACTGGTCGGTTATATTGTACATATCACCAGAATTAGCATCCGCTGTGCTCGGTAAGTCGGCAAAGCTGATTGTTCCAAGAGGTCTTAATGCTCCGCTGAAGCTCTCAGATATTTCTTTAACTTGCTCTGCGTATTTTTGCGCTTCCGACTCGCTCTTTGCAGAGTTAGTCTCACTTGTCCTAGCATTAGTTTCAGAAGCCTTGGCTTTTGTTTCGCTTGCCTTAGCATTGCTTGCAGAAGTTGACGCACTGGTAGCAGAAGCCTTGGCATTAGTTTCACTGTTTTTTGCGTTAGCTGCGCTTGTAGATGCATTAGTCTCTGATTTCTTAGCATTAGTTTCACTGGCCTTAGAATTTGTTTCGCTTGTCTTAGCGTTACGTGCAGAGATAGACGCACTGTCCTCACTTGTCCTAGCATTAGTTTCAGAAGCCTTGGCTTTTGTTTCGCTTGCCTTAGCATTGCTTGCAGAAGTTGACGCACTGGTAGCAGAAGCCTTGGCATTAGTTTCACTGTTTTTTGCGTTAGCTGCGCTTGTAGATGCATTAGTCTCTGATTTCTTAGCATTAGTTTCACTGGCCTTAGAATTTGTTTCGCTTGTCTTAGCGTTACGTGCAGAGATAGACGCACTGTCCTCACTTGTCCTAGCATTAGTTTCAGAAGCCTTGGCTTTTGTTTCGCTTGCCTTAGCATTGCTTGCAGAAGTTGCTGATTCTTGAGCTTTGCTTGTGGCAAGTTCTGCCGATTTTTGAGCTTGTGAAGCAGAACTGCTTGCTGAGTTGGCTTTTTCTGCCGCAGCTTGTGCTGATTCTTGAGCCTGTGATACGGATTCTGCCATGCCGTCAAGATAGTTCTGAATAAGTCTTTGAATTTCAGTGTTAAAATCCTCAACAGTTCCCATCCGCTTAACTATTCCGGGTGCGAAACACATCCATATCTGCTGTTTTTTCGTATCGGAGTCGGTCGATACCGCCCATTCTCCGGCTTTCATTTTTAAGGGGTCAAACTCCGCGTATGCCCCTCGTCTCATTTGAATTGCCATAAGCTATACCTCGCTTTCGTCAATGCCTAATTTCTGACACAATCTTGAAAACTTATCTTCCAGTTCATCTGTGTGTTTTTGCATCTTATCAATCTTCTGCTCGTCTCCGGCAAGTCTTAAGATTAGGAATTGCTCATAGTTCATGCCATAGTACAGTGTATCATCATCCGATGTTGCTTTATTTTGGAAAATCATATCAAGATTTTCATCGACATGTCCTTTATCTTTAAGGTTTTTGATTATATCCTGTGCCATTGCTCCAAAATATAACGGTTTGTCTGAATATCCTTGTCTATTAAGATTGTATTGAAATAAATCGACTGAGCCTACTGCGTCAATATAATCTTGATTAATCGCTTTAATATTCTTTTTTAAGCGTTTATCTGATGAACTCCATACCCAAGTAGCATCAACTTGGAAACTTAAGGCACTGCCATTCCAAGCGCAATGATATGTATGACCTGTTGCGTCACCACACATTGCATATCCTCTATCGGTTTCTCTAAATTTATCAGAGCCTATCTCTTGAGCATACATTGTCTGTGCACCTATAGAGCCTGTGGCTCCGTAAAGTGTAATCAAATTCTCACCATTTTTAACAATTCGCAAGACCGCACCATTCATCCAAAGCTCATAATTGTTTCCTGAATTGTCAGTAGCTGTTAAATCAATCGTTGAATTACTTAAATTTCCGTTCAGTGCAATACTTCCACCGGACATATTAAAATTTGAAGCGGTTACTTTTCCATCGTTGTCAACTACAAACACTCCATTTCCAATATCAATTGTTCCGCCAACAATATTCTTGCCGGTAATTGTTGTTCCTGTGATGTTCTCAGCGTCAACTGAACCAGCCTTAACATCAAGTGCATTTACATAGCTTGTAGTCACTGTGTCTTTGGTTATCTGAGTGACTTTAGCAGTAGCTTCAGCCACATTATCCCAAGCAATTTTCACACCGCTATCAAGTGTCAAGCCTTTATTGTCAAGGGTGACCAGTGTTTTACCTTTTGCATCCTTAACATACTGCACACCACTTACATTGTTTTCCCCGCCTAAAGTAAGTGTTCCGCCATGCGCCCAGTCAAAATTAATGCCGATAGCCGACATGACATTGAAAATAGCGTTTCCGTCTTTATCAATTCCGGCTTTCCATGTTTTGCCGTAATCATTTGATACAGCCATGCCATTAGCCGTCATTTTCCACTGTATGTTGCTTGAATTAAGGTCGGCTTTATTGTGCATAATGTAAATAATTGAGCCATCCTCTTGTACCTGTTCAGTCTTAAAAAGTCCGAGTGATTGAGACATTAGCTGTGTCAGTAATTGCATTTGCTTGTCATATGCACTTAGTTGTATCTGTGCAACTTTCCTAGCCTGTACAATAGCCTTTGTCTCATTACTGAATTTATCAGCACTATTCCTTGAAGCATTTTCAGCATCGCATGAAATTTTAGTGCCACTTCCAACTGTAAAAGTTCGGTTAGAAATAAAACAGCTATAGGTATTCTGCTTGCGGTCTGTCACAAGTGCCACATCTCCACTCTCAATCAGTGGGTTTGACAAGAGTGTAGCGTCAAGAGGTCTGAACCTCATGCCACCGATTTTTTTGAAGATATAATTTGCAACTGTCTGTGCCTTGTCTGCCGAAATAAACGGATTATCAGAGATTGAGACTACATATCCCTCTTTTCCGGCAAGTGCATTAACATCTTTTGTCTTGTCCTCTTTTGAGGTTACAGTTACCTTTACCCCGGTGATAACAACATCATCGGTCGCAACATTCAAGTCTTTTTGCGTGTAAATATTGTGGTAATTTCTCGTTTCTGTAAATGTTCCACCATCAACGCTATCTCCACTTGAATAGTCGGTGAAATTTCCACCATTCAGTGTATCTCCGTCAGAGTATGGTGTAGTTTTTGTGCTAAAAGTTCCACCATTGTAATTTTGGCTCCCAAACTGGCTCATATCATACCACTCGATAAGCAATTCACCATCGTGACCGCATTTGCCCCATAATCCGCTTAACTGTAAGATGTAAGCTATTACCTGTCCATATGTGAGTTTTTGATTATCACTAGGTATCTCGTTAATCACGTAATCAGAGTTATCAAATCTCGCCATAGTAAAAGGTACATCACACTTAATACAAGCGTCTCTGACTACCTCATACGCTGTCGTAGGGTAGCTTAAATTGCTGTCATACTCACGATTGAAATTATTAATATTGTCAAGGCAAGTAAGCGTTATGAGTGAGCCGTCATAGCTTGTCTCGCTGACTCTATACTCACCAATTTTTAGTTTTTCGGTTGTGCCGTCAGAAAAACTTTTTGAAACATATGCTGTTACGCTTGCCTTATCAAAATCATACTTGCTGTAATCTTCATAAATGTTATTCAGCTTAATTTTCAGTTTTCCGGCAATCAAAGCCCCGATTGTGAAAGTGCCATTACTCGATGTTGAGTCATTGACCTCGAAGCCGTTTGCCCACAGCTCACTATCACTAATAGGAATTTTTTCACCGCTTGCCGTAACTATGTCAGCAAAACAATTTACATTTATATCATTATCGAGCATTACTGCCCTTTGCCATTTAGCCGATACGTTAAGCATTAAATCACCGCCTTATACTTCTATGAGGTCGAAACTCAATGTCTCATACCTCTTATTGTTGATAGTCCATATCTTGATAGGTGCGCTTCTATCACCTACATAGAATGTACGTGTTTCATCAGTGCCACTCATAGCGTCAGGATATGTTACTCTGATATATTCGGGGTTTACCATTTGAAGTATCCTTGCTGTCCTAGCTGTGTCTGTACCACTCCACGACAATTTAAGTTGCCGTTTCTGCGCTATTCTATTCTTGTGCATTTGAGCATCCTGTGTTCGCCCACTGTCGCTTGCAGACACATCAATCATGCCCCATTCAAAAGTTGATGGAGTGGGTAATGCCACTCCATCTACTAACATCATTGCCATATTGTTACCTCGTAAAAAGACACCCACGCAAGGGTGAGTGTCTTAGCCAAATTCATTTGCTACAATATATCGTTGTCCGTGCTTTGCCTTGCCTACTTGTGTCATGCGATAGAGCGTTTCACTGTCGCACTTAAACACATTTTCAATGACAGGTGCAGAGTTTCCGCCGGCATTATAGTTCATCATTACTTGTGCCATTCCTTCCATGACAGCCTGTTTAATTCCCTCGGTGATTTGCCGGTTGTTTGCAACTACGTTTTTGCCGTTTGAGAATTTACCGACTAACTCATTGTGATTAATGAAAGCCATGCCGTCCTCTCCCCTTGGGAAAATTCCACCACTAGCAAGCCTTGGAATATGTACTTTCGGAACTAACGATACTCCGTTCCAATTTGCACCAGCCACCTTAGCAGCCACAGAAACAACTTTGTTAAATCCTCTTAATAAAGAATTAATTCCACTGACAACAAAATTAACCCCATTCTCTATTTTTGATATAACGTAGTTCATAGCCCCTGTGACACCGCCTCTTATTGAACTCCACACATAATTAAACGCGTTTGTAATTCCGTTTTTCATAATATTAAAGCAGTTCGTGATAGGCGAAATAACATTGCCATTAAACCAACCCGCCACGCTTTGCCAAGTAGATATAACAAAGTTCTTTGCTACGCTAAGTGCCGATGTTATGCCAGCTTTCAACATATTAAAAAAGTTTGAAATCGGTTGTATTACTGTACCGCTAAACCAACTTGCCACCCCTTGCCATGTTGAAAATACAAAATCTTTTGCTGTCTGTATCGTTGTCTGTATAAGCGTTTTTAAAAAATTAAACAGATTTGAAATTGGAGTAATTACATTATTATTAAACCAGCTTGAAGCTACTATCCAAATTGCTTGAATTATTATCCAAACACCTTGAAAAATCTGTTGTGCTCGTGTAGCAAAGCCTTTAAAAAAGCCAACTATCGGCTCAATTACTGTGGAACTAAACCATTTCGAAGCTCCTTGCCACACAGTTACTATGTCTTTCCATAAAGAACCGAAAAAGCCACTTATGGTTTTCCACATATCTTTAAAAAATGAAACTACAGGCTCAATGACATTTTCATTGAACCAATCGCCAACCGTTGAAAATAGTTCACAAATTGTGTTCCAATTATCTTTTACTAAAACAACGATTGTTGATACTGCCGCCACTATTGCTCCAACAATTACCGCCGGCAATGCTGCCACACCAGCTAATATTGCTCCGATTGTGGCTAATGCAACACCTATTACCATTAGAATTTCATTTATCCAACTAAATCCGTCTTTTAACATTTTGACAAAATTTACAATAGATAAAATTGTTCCGGCTATTGCCGAAAAAGCAGAACCAATTGTTGCTAATAGGTCTACTGCCCCTGTTCCGAATGCGGCTGTTATTGCATCACCCAAGCTTAAGCCACTAAATAATCCCTCTATGAGCAATCCAAGATTAGTTGACAATGAGGCGAAAATCGTTTTAAATGCTTGCATTATTGCCGTTCCAATGCCGGCTCCTTCTACAAGCTCAAATCCAATTTTTGAAGCAATTGCTTCTGCTATTGCTTTCGATAATGATTTTCCAATAAAAGCAAGTGCCACTGAACCCAATTTTAACGAAATTATCTTTTTTATCAGCAATGTGCCAACTATTATCTCAACAGTTTTAATGTCTAAATTGCTTAAAAAGTCCGTAATGCCTTTGAGTACGTCTTTCCACGACACATTTTTAATTGCCGTGGTTAGCATGGTGTATATTCCTTGTACCCATGCATTAATAGTTTTTGCTAGTAACGCAAAATCAAAATTCTTAAAAAATCCATTAATGCTGTTAGCAATCGACAAGCCAAAATTAGTCCAGTCGAATGTTGTACCGAATGAATTGAGAAAATGCAAAGCTGTGTTCAGTGAACCAGCTATTGTTGCACCCAAATCGTAAAAGAGTCTTGGGCTGATTAAGCCATTAAGGAAGTCTGCAAGTCCTTTTCCGAAATTGTCAGCTTTCTGATATATCTTCTTCCAATCAATGCTCTCCATAGCACTCGCAAGAGCGTCACCGATGTACTTTCCGAGTGAGTATAAATCTTTGATTGATGATTTGTATTTTTCAATCAATCCATCGGTCTTTTTCAGTGAGCTATCAACGCCACCGCCAGCTCCACCACCACCTGAACCACCACTGCCTGAACCGCCACCACTGCCACTATCGCTGTTATCGTCAAGTGCGTGTATCTCATCTATACTAAGCAGTGTCTTTTTCAGTTTTTGTGCTTTCTTGTTGGAACTATCAGCGTTATCACCAATATCACCAACTCCGTCAGCTATGTCCTCCATGCCGTCAACAGTAGCACCGCCACCACTTATCTCGATAGTCCAACCGAAGATTGCTCCGAGTGCGTCAGCTACAGTTCTTGTAAAGCTGATAACCTTGAGCATTATTTTACTTAAGGCTTGAACAAACGGCTTTAAAGCATTGATTACTACGCTACCTATGATACTGCCCCATGCTTGGAACTCTTGCTTAAGGACTCTTACACTATTCGCCCATGTCAATTTGTTATCGTAAAGGCTTTTTATCCTCTACTTCTTATAGTTTCCTATAAGTTCAGCGTACATTTTCAACCACAAAAATAAGACGCATCTCTACGTCTTATGGTTGTCGAGCACTCTTGGGAAGATTATATTTATTCACTTCCTACGCGTTACAGTGTCAATCAGCCTTTCGCTATCTGATTGATTACCTCGGTATTGACTTATTGATGTTTAAATCAACTTAGTTTTCACCGACTTTGCTCGATTTTTCATCAGCATATTACTATGCTGCGCGACACATGAAACTAACGTTTCGTTTATCGGCTGTCTTGGCGAAGTCTCCCTGTGCAGCTTGCGTATTTGCCATGACATAATTATATCTTAGCAATACCTTTTCAGCTTGCGTCATGGACTTGATATTTGCGTCAAGTCCATTTTTCATAGCCCACTCTGAAAGTGTGGCTTGTGTTAAATCAAGTCCGTATCTCCTTAATGGTGCGATTGTTCCTGTGAAAATGGATTGTAAGCTCTTTGCAACATCAGCTTGGTCTACATCGTAGAATGAAGCCATGTCGCCCGCTAATTTTGTAAGATTAAGCGACATATCAGCCATACTGTCTGTGGTCTTGTATAGCGTGTTATTTTGGCTCATAAGAGCTTTATTTGCCACTGCCGTACCATTTGCCACTTGCTCTGATGAAATACCTATAGAAGTACCTAGCGCTTGGAAACGGCTTGATATTTGCTTAACTGTCAGTTCCGACATTCCAAAGTCTTGAATTGATGTTTTTGTAAAATCATCAACTTTGCTTGCCATGTCACCAAACGTGGTATCTACTACGTTTTGAACCTCTGTTAATTGGCTTGCTAAATCAACTGCACCGCCTATTTTTCCGACAGCTCGCATAACCAACCAATAAGTTGCGTAAAACTTACCGATAGTTGAAGCTAAGCCTCTAAATCCGCTTCTTGTACTCTTAATTGACTTAGTTGTGTTTGAAAAGCCTGTTACAAGTGACCTACTAGCCGAGCCGACTTTTGAGCCTTGTTGTGACAGATTAGCAAGCGCATTAGTCATTTGAATAATGTTGTTGCTGACTCTCGGTGCGTTAGATAATGTTGTCATTACCTCTTTTAAGGCACTGCCAAGGTTTCTGATGTTATCTGCAGCATAACCGGCTGATTTTGAACCGAGCTTTGAGATTGAAGCTGTTAGCTGTGTAATCTCTGCTGATTGCTTTGATATGCTCGCAAAGCCCGACAATTCTGTTGCCATGCTCTTTAAAGCACTTGCCGAGCTGACAAGCCTTGCAGTATCAAGGTTGCCGAGCTTTTCCATGTTAGTTGCAATCTTGCTAAAGGTACGTGTGTCAATACTGCTCACACTTCTAAGTGATGTTGCAAGTTGTGACATTCCGCTCGCAAAATTGCTTATGCTTGCACCGTTGAGGGAATTGAGAGTACTTCCAAGTCCTTGCAACTTGCTTTGCAAATTGCTTATGGCTTTAGTCGCTTGCTGTGCGTCCGACTTGATTTGAAGCTCAATGCTCTCTGCCATTTTCTCACCTCCCTGTAATAAAAAAGAGCTACCCTAAAGTAGCTCTCATGTATTTATCCTTTGAGCAGATAGTATGTTGTAATCAATCCAACATATCCGTCTTGCTTAAGGCCTCTATTCTTTTGAAATACCATGACACATTTAGTGAGGTAGTCGCTCCACTCTTTGTAATCAGTATCAAGTTTGTAAAAATGATACTTGTCATGCAGAGTTTTTCTCAACCACTTAATGGCTGTCGGGCAGTTATGCTTCTGACCGCTCCACAGATTGTGATTTTTAGCAAATCTCTGTGAATTAACTCCAAATCTGCCATCCTCTTTAAGCTCATTTGTGTCAAATCCGATGTTCATGGCATGTTGCCATTTTCTTACATTATCATTGTCGAGGTAATATTCCTCATTGCCTTTCCAAGCGTTATTCTTTACCGGAGTTACCGTTGGTGCCGGAGTTACCGTTGGTGCCGGATTATTCTCTATTCCATCACCCTTACCAAGCTCAACATAGAGTAAGTTAGCGTCAGTGCTGTTATTCAGACCGCTACAAGTAAACGCGCTTGAATACTGCCAGCCATACAGAGGATGTTGAATAACAGGCTTCTTTGCACTGTTAGGCTCATCACCTATAGACATTCCCTTAGTTGACGGATAACGTGCAATCCAAAATGGACAATTAATCTGATTTGCGTATGGTGCAATGTACTGATTGTAAAAGCTAAGCCCTGTGTATACACCAAAGTTAAGTCCAGCGCTCTTGATAACGCTCTGATATGTGTTGATAATATCAATAAGCGTCTGTCCGAGTCCTTGCTGGCACTTGTCCTCAACATCCAACCAAACAAAGGTTTTTCTTCCGCTAAGTGTCTGAATGACCTTATTTGCGTCCATCTTTGCCTTGTCTACTGTTGTAGCGTATGAGTAGTTATAAACACCTTGTATTGGCATTCCTACATCAGTACAGCCTTTCCAGTTTTGCTCAAAGGTTTTATCCGGATTAAGGTCTTTGCGGATTATTTTAAGGATTGCAAATTGAACCCCAGCCCACTTAACCTTACTCCAATCAATATTTCCTTGATATGACGATACGTCAATTCCTTTATATGCCATATTTTCACCTCATTAATCAGGACTTTCAGGTAATCCCGACCGTCTTAATGCGTTAATTCGTTGCTTCATTTCGTAAACAGCAATTTCCTCGTTAGACTCCTTGTATTTAGGCTCGTTATCTTTTGAGTATTGCTCATTTAATGATTTCTCAATGTATTTTGCTCTTGCCTTGTTGCCGTTCAATGCCCTGTCGATAGCTGTAAGAGTTGCACTTAATCCGTATGTGCCCCACCAAGCCCACATGTTGGAGTCGGCTTCTCTTTGTGCAAGCATATAAGCCTTTGAATAAGGCTCTAAATCAGCCGGACAAGACATATCTATGTCCTCAACGCTAAATCCATAGCCTTTAGTTACCAAAAGCCAATATGGGCGGATTTCGTTACAATATACTTCCCATGTAAGCTCTTTTACTTCTTGATTGGTTTCTTCTTGGCTGTCTGTACCTCTTTCGCCAGCATCTTTGATAAAAAACTGTTTTTCTCCATTTCAGCCGACAAATCGTTGTAGAGCGACATTATATCTCCACCCTCTTCATTCTCTGGGTCGAGATAATCGTCAAGCAAATCATACATCTTCGCTAATTGCTTCTCTTTTGCTTCTTTATCGTCAAAATCAAAGCCAAATTCGTCAGCGTGAAACTTTTGCAAGCCCACGAGCAAAAACTCCGGTAAAAATCCAAGCATGTTGTCAATGACTTCAAGTCCCTCGCCCTTTTGCTCCATTCCTACGAGCCTTGGGATAATTTTATTCTTATATACCGGTGCATATCCGAATTTAACTGTATACTCTTTTCCACTTAATTTAATTTTCATTTTATCTTTCCCTTTCTCCCTAATTTATATAGGGAAAGAGGCAGTATAAAACTGCCTCCATTACCTTACTATATTGTTTCTTCAAGTTCGCTGTCAGCCGTGCTATCATCATAGCCAACCGCTACGGCTTTTTTCGATTGGCTCATGATTTTTTTGTGAGTGTGATTGCTGTTGGATAGTCTTGGTCATCCTCTGTGACCGCAACATCGTAGTTATCCTCAATCCACTTAGGTACTGTCTGAACTGATACAGTCGCAGTTCCTGTTAAGTGGTCATTGGAAGCCTCACCTGGGGCGAATGACTCCTGTCCAATAAAAGCGCAGATACCCTCTGAACCTTTTCCGTCTGTACCATAGAGAATGATAAAATCAAGCTTCTTGCCCTCGTTAGTTACCATCTCATCCTTGTACTTCTTCTCAAAAGCTCCCTCGACCTCCATAGAACCGGCTGAACGTCTGCCCATCTCCTGTGTCTCTACTAAATCTTCAAGAGTTGAAGTATCTACCATGTTTTGTGAACCGAATGGTGAGGGAATTGATTTTGCTCTAAGTAAGAGCTTGTAAGTTCCAGCCCAGTAATCGCCACTTGTGGCGGATGCGGTTGGTGTCTTGTAAGCAATTCTGCTTTTTAATCCTGTTGCCATTTTTATTACCTCCTAATTTTTCATAAAAAAATAAGAGCCAAAAAGCTCTTATAATCTATCATTCCAGTCGAATGACCGCCTAGCACGTAATGTTGCTGTCCATAATTTGCCGTTTTTTCTAGCGAATGGGGCTGGCACTAGCTTAAATGACATAGCTTTGTACTCATCAGCCACTGTCTGCGCCACATTCAAGGCTTCCGAACGGCTTTTATTCGTTGTAACAGTTACTTGTGCCGTAAATAACACTGTATTTGTTCTTCTGCCCTCTAAATCCTCATTCTGTTCAATAGGTTCGAGCGCTTGAACTAGCACTGTTGGGAAACTAGCCACTGCACTGTCCGACTGTTCCTCTTGTGTGAATTTCAGTTTGGGATATTTAGTTTTCAATTTTTTCTCACATCGGGTTTTCACAATCGCATATGTAAGGTCTTCAAGGTCATAAGCCCATTGATTTTGACTCGCCACTTTATCTCACCTCAACTAAAATTTTTTCGTGCCGTTCTCATAATGTCATTCTCCATTTCTACAAACGCGTGATACATCGGCATTGTAGGTGTAATGCCGTATGAATGGTGTAATTCTCCGCTTTCGTCTCTCCAATACCAACCCTCACTATCGAATGCGTGTGTCTGTCCCGGAAAAGTTCCTTGACCGCCTCTCGCGTCATTGAAGTGTGGTTTAGCTCTCCAACCCGAGCCGTATTCAGCCATAAGCAAAGGCGATACATCAACTGTTTTGAGTCCGTCAGCCGTTTGCCATGTGCTTTGTATCTGCCCTGTTTCGGTAGCAAGCACAATAGCTGTACAGCCGTCCGTTGTATCTTTAATTTCGTAACTAAACGTAATATAGTGTCCGAAATTACCTGTATTTGCTCGTGCTACAGCAATGCCATTACTAGCAAGCTCTCCGACAAACGCTATGCACTTGTCCTGTAAGCGGTCTTTGTATCTTTCAAGCTTATCTATCGCATCTTGTATAGATTTTTCTGTCAGAGAAACGTCAATCTTCATAATTACACTTCTTTCACAACTGCTTTGAGCATGTATTTAACTGAATAGAGAGAGGGCTTGACTCCCACTATTGTAAAGTCTGCGGAAGTTGAATCAACTAATCCGTTGGCATCCTTTGTAGGCTCGCTATCGAGCCAAATAACATCGCCCTTTTTAAAAGGGTATTCTCCTCTGTCTGTCAGCAAAACAGCATCAAAGTCAGCCGTATTAAAGCCATATTCCTTGTTCTGTGCTTCTCCTCCGTCAAACGATATATTCGCCCGAAAATCAACTGGCTCCGAAAAGCCTGTTTCTTCATGGGTGTAATATATCTTCTCTCCGTCCTCTGTTTCGTAAAACTTTGGATTTCCGTCCTCGTCCTTATCGTAAACTGTGACTGTTTGGCCTCGAAGCGCGTATTTCATGGCTTGCTTATTGATGTCAAGCATTTTTCTTTATCTGCTTGTAAATCTGATTAACACCGGTACTTGCCATGCCCGACACAATGCCGACTGCTATTGCATCAAGAATGTTGTTTGCCGGATAACCGGGAATTACAAACATTCCAACAATACCGAGCACTCCACCGGCTACACCTACGATAATAGGGATAATATTATCTTTAACCTGTGGTATCTGCTTTGAAGCATATCCGATTAAATAAGTAATTACCATAATAGCAACTACTGTAGGTACTTGTGTAAAGTCCATCAGTTTTTCCCTCCTTTACCTAAATGGATTTCCTCAATCTCATTTTTCATTTTTGTTACCATGCCATTACCACCGAGTGCGTGGTATGCGTCATACATCTCGCAAAAATTCTGATACGCATATGAGGGTATTTCGCCAAGCTTCATGTACTTGTCATGGTATTCGATAAGCTGTACTCGTAAAAGTAGCATTGTACCTTTTCCGTTTGCTTGTCGTAGCTTCTTTTCCTCTTCAATGCGCTCGTTTCTTTCTTTTGTGTCTATCGCTTTTTGCTTTTTCTGCTCTTGTAAAAGCCAAACAATATAACCCAAAAGTGCTGTCAGGACAATTGGCAAGGCAATAATGTATGTCTGATAGATTAAATTATTCATCTTACAGCCTTTCATCTTTGGTAATTGGCACACCGCCCACCACCACTTAATGTGTACCGCCTGCTACCATATTGGTAACGCACAATCTTCTTTTGCTTATAGCACTTTGACAAAAGGAAAAACTCCGACAAACAGTTTATCTCTGTCTTTCCATGTACGGCTCACTCCGCCCTCGCTTAATGCGCTCATGTAGTTCTCACCGGCTTGTGAATGGTCGTAGACAGCAAGATTGATAACGACATTTTCAAACTGCTTTAAATCAGCAGTTATATCATCATCAGTGAAAGTGTCCGGATAACACCTTTTTGCCTTTACATCTTCTGTAGCCTGTTTAATAAGCTGTTCGATTACCGGATTATCTTCCTTGTTGTCGAACACTACCACATCAGATGTTGTTTCATCATCATTTGTGACTGTATCAATATGAAATTGTTTAAGTCTGATTTTGACTTGCTCTAATGTGGTGTATTCCATGCCAAGCTCCTTATAATCCAAATTTTTCAATTAACATTTTCTTCAAGTCGCTGCCATTTATTTCTGTGGCATTTTCGATACCATTTTCACTCGCAAGCTTCTTTAGGTCGGCTGTTGACATTCTGTTAATTTCTGTTTTTGTGTATGGCGTTTCAGGTGGGTTCATAAAATCAGAAGGTACCGAATTGCTATTGCTTTCCGGTACCTCGTCTCCGACTTTATACCACACTCCATCATGCTTTATAGAGTGCGTTGCTATCATAAGCCTTAATCCTCCTTAACTTTGAGAACCATAACGCTATCCATACCCTCGAATGTAGGTAATCCAATCATAGATACGATACAGTGAGTATTGATAGGATGATTTGTAGCGTATGTGTATACAGATACACCGGTCTCAACAAGTGAGAGGTTTCCGTCTGTGATACTTCCGCTTCTTTCCTCTGGAGTCTTGCCGAATGTGTAATCGCCAAGGAATACTCCAGCAGACTGCGCAGATACAATACCTGTTGGTACAAAGTACTGTGTCTGTCCTGTCTCGTCAACATAGAGCTTGTCGTATACTTCAATCTCGATACCATATCCTCTAAGGTATTCAGTAACCTGTCCTTGCTGTAATCTGATACCGCCATTGTAAGCAGTGATACCGAGCACCTGTTTCTTTGTGTCCTCTGCCTTAAGCACCATTTCCCAAGTCTCTGTATTCATGGTGAAGCGTGTAAGTGAGTAGCCTGTAGCCTTTGCAAAATCTCTACGAGCTGTAATAAGGTCATCGAGTGGTGCACATGTGGTAGGCTTATCCCATGCGCTTGTGCCGGTAATTGACTTAAAGTGCTTTTCTTTATGCTCTGCGCCATTGTCGGCTGTGTAATCAACGACATAGTTCTTATCGCCAAGTACAACCTTTACCTTTGGTACACCATCTGTAGGTGCAAGTAACTGCCAAATCTGTCTCTCCGGTACAACTAATGCACCCTCAATTAACATCATTGGTTTCTTAGAGATTTCACGTAATACGTTATTGGCAAGGTTAGAGTTTTCAGAAGTTCTGTAATTGTCGTACTCCTGTTCCTCTTTCTCTGTTACCATATATCCCTCACGATAAAATGGCATTGAGTTCTGAATGTCGGAGAAACCTCCAACATCTCTTAACTCTGCCTGTGCATCAAAGTTCGAAGCTTTGAGCGATACCGGCAGTCCGTTCTTGCCCTTGATAAATCTAAGGTCGAGTGAGTCTTGTTTGCGTGTTCCGAATTTTTGTCTGCCAAGATAAGGGGCAGTTCCTAATGTCTTTTTGTAGTTATCCCACATTACACCGAGGCTTCTCGCTGTAAATGCTTCTGCTAATGGTAATGCCATGTTCTTCTACCTCCTTTTAGACCTGACTTGCTACAATCTTTGGTGCGCCATAGAAAGTAACTCTAGGTGTTGCAGTTCTAGCTTCATCTGCGATTGAAAGTGACTTAACTTTCTCCCAATCAATAGTTCCCTGATATACATATGTTCCAGGCGCGTCACCCATTGTTACATCTACATCGTGTAACAGATAGCCCTTGCACTCTGCGTCATTGCTTGGAAATGGTGTACCAGCCGGTACAATCTTCATTCCGTTTGTGTCTGCGCTTGTTACCATAGTCTGTGGCACAAGGCACGCTGCACCCTCATAAGGGAAAAATTTTAAAATTCCTTTACCCTGTGTAAAGTCTCTTACGATTGGTTTTCCCATCGTTCTACCTCCTGTTTTAAATTACATAGCTGTTTTGACTTTCAGCGCTTGCAACTGTACCGAATAAGATTTGTTCTGCATTTGCTACATCTGCTGGCTTTGAGTCGGGTTCATTATTGTTGCCACCATTGTTTGGATTAGGAGTACCTTTGAGTGCGTTTTTCTCATACTCCGCTATCGCATTGGCTTCTTTGTCGGACATAATTTTTCCAAGAACTGCCGTGTCAAAAGAGCCATCCTCTTTTACTACTGTCTTTGCCTGTTCAGCAGTAATGCCAAAATCAGACATTGCACTCTCTCGTAAATCTCTGACAGCATTATCTTTCTGTAGCTTGGCAATCTGCTGATTGGCTGTCTCTAAGGCTTTATTTGCCTTTTCAAGCTCCGTCATGTTGCCATTCTGTAGCTCATCAAGCTGTGTCTGTAGCTCGTCAGCTTTGTCAGCTTTAGCCTTGTACTGATTGGTTTTCTCTTTCTCTCTTGCCATTTCCTCACCGCTCTTGTTAAGCAGATTTGTTATCTGCTCATCCGTTGCGTCCGGGAAAAGCTTCAAAACATCATTTCTTGTCATTTCAATTACCTCCGTAACTCACGCTTTTGTTATCGCTGGTCGCACCAGCCGAGTTTTTCTGTTGTTTAACGCACAACTGCAAATTTTGTATAATAAAAAGCAACCTATAAGTTTTCCTTACAAGTTGCTCATTATTTGTAATATTTAAGGGTACATCTACACCCTGCTATTTCTTTTACCTGTGCCCCTAAAGAATGGTCTTTTGGAAACATCATCAGTGAATTTCCAACCTCAAACGCTTCAAAAATATCAATTCTCTTTCTGTCAACTTCTGCATGTGTAGGTCTGACATGTGAATCTTCTTTTGAGCGCCACTCTTTTGTTTTGTAACCCTGTTTCACCATTTCGGTTTGCAATCTGTAATTGCCGACCGCATTAGCTTCATTCGCAGCTACATTTTTTGCCCGCTTTTGTGAAGTAAAATACTCTACGTCAGTATTTTGCGTGGTAGCGTCAACTACCTCATTCACAATGTACCGAGCATAGTCTGTAATATATGAGGGTGTTTTCTTTGCCTTACAATACTGTGTGGCAATGCTCTCATATCTGATAATAAATTCTTTGGTGATAGTTGTTATCTCTGTTTCTTCCTTGCCGGATAACAAGGCAAATAGCATAACAAAGATTTTTTCAAACTTTTCAGCAAGCTTTTTTCTATCTTCCTTTTCCTCGTCAGATAAATCCATCTCACCAAAATATGTATCATAATCTATGTCTTGTATTTCATTTTTGTTAAGTGCGTGGATTTCATCTGCCATATCAAGCTCCAAAATAAATTGACAGCCAATTATTCATCGGCTGTCTTTCCATTGTTCTTATCATTGTTATTATTGTTAGATGTAGCTGTTGTCGGCTGTTCCTCCGGGAATAACATTTCCATGCGCTTGGCGCTTTCAAGAGTGACTTGTTCAGGGTCGCTAAACATATCAATCGTCTTGACGGCTCTCTTGTAATTGATACCGCACCTAAGTAATATTTCAAGCACCTCTGCCTTAACAAGCATGTTGTCGAGCTTATTATGATTAATGTGTATCTCAACATCACTAGGCATAAGCGTAAAGCCCTTATTAATTCTCAGCCTGTTAAGAATAAGTCTAAGTGCCATTCTCTCTGATTTCTTAAGGATAGGCTCATTAATAGCCGTCCTAAGTCCGGCATCGTAATGTCCGTTTCTTAATTCTACAGCCGAGCCGGTGTCACCACCTGTGTTGCCCTGACGATTTGCGAGACCTTGAATACTTAAAAATCTTTCAAAAAGGTCAGTGAATACCACTTGTCCCTCTGTCTGATTAAGCTCGCTCGTCATTACATCAACATCAGCCTTGTTGTCTGAACCATTGTTAGATTTAACTACCAATGCTCCCTCTTGTCGCATTTTCCTGAATGTATCTATGTCAATCTCACAATTAACAAACTTCACCCATGCAGACACAAACTGCTCGACACCATTAATTCTGTCTGATGTAAGCACGTTAATAGCGTCTGTGATTGCAATAGTCATTTCAATATCAGATAATCGCCTTGCATTGTTTGGATATTCAATCACCGGAATTGCTCTGTTGCCGTTTATTCCACTTGCATAAATTTTGTCGTTGCGAATATCGAACCACTCATTGTCAGTGAACACATAATATATGTTCGCTCCGTTCTCATCCTCTCCGATTTGACAAGAGAATGCCGGACGGCCGTTTGAGTAGTACACAACAAACGTATACATTGGATTTTCAGAAGATAAGTAAAAATCGCTCTCGTCAAGCAACTGTCCTTGTCCGTCATCATTACCGATGAATCTGTAGCCGGTACCGCATATGCTTCTCCAACGATGTATGTCTATGTCGCACTCTTGTTTGCTTTCAGAGTCCATCGTGATGTTAAGCTGTGTGATTTCTTCCGACTTATGGTTATCGGTGCCACGCAACACATATTGGATTGGCTCGGCACACATTTCTGCGGTTTTGCGCTCGACAAGCTCATACGCAAGATTTACAGCAATCTTGTTATTGATTTCCGGGCGGTTCACTTTCTGTCGATACAAAATTGGTTGGTCACCACGATAGTATCTGTCAAGATACTCAATCTCAATAGCGTTTTGCTCGTGAATCACAAGTGCTTTATTCAGTTCTTCGATTATGTTGTTTTTTGTGATTTGCCTTTTCCTCGTGAAAATAACTTGTCTGCCGTAATTATTCTGACAGACAGCTGAAAAAGGTCTTACGTTTTTATGAGCATATCTATACATCAATAAAACCTCATGCCACTTGCAGAAGTTCTTTGCGGAACCTCTTTTATTTGAAATTCTTGTGTGCCAGCCCAAAACCATATCCATTTACGGCAGTGCGTACACATTACCTTGTGGTGCTTCTTATCATTTTTATTCACCCACGTTAATAGCTTTCCGCAACGAGGGCACATTACACTTCGTTTTCCTGTTGGTACAATATTCTGATTATTCATGTCACCCTCGATTCACTAGAAATGGCACCCACAATCTGTGAGTGCCATTTCTAAAAGAGATTTTCGCAATGAACGAATTACATTTTTTTCATCTTACACATTATCACATTATAAGCGAACCGAACGAACAAACTTACATTTTTTTAAAAAATCTTTCAAACTCCATTCTTACGCTATCTGCTGTGGCTTTACCGCCAAGCGCATATGCCGTCTGTAGCCATGATTTATTTTCCAAAAATCTAAAATTAATTATTCTTCTCATTCTGCTATCATCAAGGCTTGCTATGAATTCCTCTACATCGTTTGTCTTTTCAAGCAAATCATCTTGTAAAAGCTGTAACGTAGTCATTCTTGAATAAAGTAGTGTACGCTTGCGTCCGTATTCAGGATAAGGTACACCCTCGATTTTGAAGTGCTGTGTGCCACCCATACCGCCCGACACAGTGTCAATCACGCTTTCTCCGCTTTCTATCTTTTCAAGGTCGTCTTGCAATTTAGCAATTTTCTTTCTAACCTCTTTGATTTCCTCTTGCAAGTCTGAATACTGTGATAAAACTTCCTTTGTCATTAATAAAGCCCTCCTCTGAACGGATTGTGTACTGCTTCAACCTTTGCTATCCGCTTTTCCCTAAAAATCATATCGCATAACTGTGCAGTAGAATCCACACCATCATCATGTTTCATTTTGCCCTCATATGTGCAAGAAAGAACGTTTTGAAAATATTTCTTGTATTCCTTAGTTTGTCTTTCGAGTTTTATGAAATGCAGTTTTCTTATATCCGGCGCATGATTTTTAATTCTGTCCATTTTTGCAGTTTTGTTATCTGCCGGGTCATGGCTTGTCAATATTGGGTAGCAATCTTTCTTCCATATTTTCTCGCACTCCAAACGATAGGCAGATGTTGTTTTTGTTTCCTCAAAATGTACCTCTGCTGTTTTATTCGGGAATTTATCTAAGTGACTTTCCATTCTGCTTGTTACTTCGGGAATTGTTATATCCTTATCACCATCGTTATATACAACATCTACGATATAGTATTCCTTTTCAATCTCATAGCAAATCGGCATTGATACAAAGTCTCCACCGCCATATGCCGGGTCGTTTGCTGAAAAAATTCTATCAGGCCTTATTCCCTCAATTTCTGCTGGGTCAAAAAAGTTCATGTTGTCAATATTAAACATCTGACCTTTTCTTTCTATCGGTTCTTGCTGATATTGGGCGAACCATGAAGCCATATCGTCATTATCTTCAAATGAAGCCATTCTGCGCTTATAATCTAATGTGGAATATCCCAATTTGTAGGGATAATCAAAATTGCTCTCATTGTTTTCATTAAGCGCCGGAATTATGACCTCTCTATGACGTATGTTTTTATATTCAGGATTGTTTGCAAGCAATTCCAATCTGCGTCCTTGAACATCTTTCGGCGCCCATCTCGTGCCTATTCCTAGCAACTTTGCTTTGCCGGGTTTAATTCTCGGCATAAAGTTATTATCAAACTTTCCCCAAACTGTAGCCTGTCTATCCTCGCTTAATGCTTCATCAATACCACTAAATAAATCATCATATACTCCCAAGCCGTCACAGTCACACGCTCCGTTCAGTGTTCCGTATATAGAGCGCATCGTAAATGTTGGGTATGTTTTTTTACGCAAGAAGTCTATCGTAAGGTCTTTTCCATCTGTGATAGCTTTTTTCTCTACAATTTTAGGGTAAATATCTTTATATGTGTACGTTGGGTCATTTACCATTTCTAATGTTCCATCGTAAAATCCTCCGGTTATTTTGTCGGAATATGCCGAATATAGATTTGACCTCTCAGGTCTATTCGAGCCAAACCACAAATTACCCATTTTAACGATTTGAGTCTTTCCGATACGTCCAGGGCAGAACACCATGCCCTCATCAAGTTTGTCATCGTACAAATCTTGAATAAGCTGTGCGACTTTGCTTAGTGGATTTCTTCTTGGCAGATAAAATCTTTCCCATGGTGGACGATTTTTTTCCATGTAAATCATAAAGCTTTCAAACTTATAGTGAGCTTCCATCAGGAATAAATCAAAATAGTGATTAACTAAGTCATATGGTGTAGTCTCATGCTTGAAATGGTAATAATCCAAATCCCAAATAGTACCGCCTGTTTTAGCCGTGCAGAAGCCCTCTATAAGCTCTTTTGCCCTCTTAGCGAGTTGTAGTCCATACTCAATATCTTTCTCGCCGTTTATGGCTACACTGCAAGCGTCTACATAGGCATTAATTACTTGCTCGTCTATTCCATTTTTCTCTATGTAATTTTCGTAACTATCAACTGTGGAAATAAGGCTCTGACTAGCCATAAGAAAAGCACCTCCACTTTTAAAAAGCAAAGGTGCTTATAGACCTCTGCCTATAACTGTTTTAGGGTAGCGTTGCAAACTTATATGCAACGGTTCTGATATTTTATGATTGTTCTCCGTAATAGAATCCAGTCACTTCATAAAATTTTTTAGAATAAATTATGTAACTGTATTGGTTACTTCCCGGTCTTTTATAAGCTATTCCCCAATCAACAAGCTTATTCTGCAATAGCAAACGTACTGTCTGAGCGTCAACGTTCAGAGCTTTTGCAGCAACCGCCACCGGAATATTAGCTTTCTTAAATACAAGATTGTCCATCGTCAGTTTTCCTTTCTAAAGAAATCTTCTTGAAAGAGTCTTCGTCTGTCTCTTGCTCAGATTTTAAAAAATCACATATGTATGCAAAATCACGTAAAGCTCTCCCATTGTCTCTATATGATACCCATGATTTATCTGTTGTCAAATCAAAAATTTTCGCTTCTAATAAACCTGTGATTTTGCTATATAGATGGCAATATTGTTCTTCTGAAAGATTTGGGAAATATTCCCTTAATATTTTAAATGCGCATTCGCTGAATCTGTCAAGTGCAGCTTTTTTATGTTCGTCAAGGTTTTTATATTCTCTTCTTAAGCGACGTTTAATAATAAATATCTTAATTTTTTCTTTAAGCATATCAAATTCTTACCTTTCAAATTGTGTAAGTCTTGTCTTTTGGCTTGACTTTTCCTTTTTCTTTTCCTTTTTCGTAATTTTTTATAAATACTACTTTACCGCTTTTATAATGTCTGTAATGTCCTCTTACACTCCAACAAGGGCAGTTTATTTTATTTTTCCTTTTCTCGTTTTTGGGTTCTATGTAAAAATAATTGCATATATCTGATAACAGGAAAACTTTTCCATTGTCATTATTTTCCTCTAAATCATTTTTTCTTTTGTAGTCATAACATTTTCTTACGGATTTTATTTCTTTTCTTTGTCTATCTTCTAATAGTTTAATTATCTGACGCATTATCCTGTCAATATAATATCCTCTATCATAATTATCTCCATCGCATCCAGCATAAGCAAAGCAAATACCATCATCTGACACATATTCCATGTTATATGCTTTATCGTGTTCATATCTGTCTGAATATTTAATCAGATTTATTTTACCTCTATACGCATATCCATTAAAAATTATATTTTTATTTATTTTTACAATCGTTTCTACATTTCCCAAAGAAGAATCAAAAAAATTTAGTTTAAATTCGTCTAAAATAAAATTAGGGAACCCGAACTCTTCCGTTTCTTTATCTTCAAAAACCCCAAAATCTATTTTATCCATAATATCACTCCTAAACCGATAGTCTTTTGCCTTTATCTTTCTAAGGGCAGCAACTACGATTAGTCCGTAGTCGGTAATATCACTTAATCAATATCTGCAATGCTTTCCACAAAACAGTTATAATAGATATATCTCTTACCATTAAGGTCAAACTTAACATATCCGCCATCGTTTGTATCAATGTCAATCTTGCCTTTGTATGTTGCAAGTTCTTTACCATCTGCCGTGTATACAGTAATTGTTCTTTGCATACCGCCATTTACATCACTTTTCATATCTGTTACCATTCTGTCCCATGACGCACATCCGGTCATTCCAAAACACAATGTCAATCCTAATACAACTGCTATAATTTTCTTCTTCATAATTTCTTCCTTTCTGCTCGTATCAAATAATATTTAATTTCTGAAATGTCTTATATATTTTCGGGGTTTGAATTGCAAGCCAGTCAACCATTTCCTCATTCTTCGCCCATGCACCATCAAACCGATTTGAACTATCAGACAGTCCGCTCTCATTCAGAAAAGCGTGCATAATTTCATGTCTTAAGGTCTTTTTGCGATATATTTCCTGCGCTTTTTCGTCCATGCCTACAAAGTATTTTTCTTCGGACATATCGGCAACTACAATCAACTTGTTTTCTTCTTCACAATAGCCTGCAAGACCTTTTTCCTCCATGTAGCTGTCCTCTGATACTTTGTGGGTTTCGATTCTGTATTCTGTTCCAAGAATATCTATTTTCATTGTATTACCACAAACAAGAAACTCGTTCTGTGATACTTTTCTTTCCGAGTGAGCTTTGTCTAATTCTTTTTGAAGTCTTGTTATTTCTTCTTCCATTGTTTTAATTATATTTTGGCTTCCCATATTCTCACTCCTTAAAGCAATCTCTTAACGCTTGTCTGTCTACCTCGTCATCTGCCTCGATAACAGGTTCATCTCCTAAAGTGGAACAATCTATAGACTCGCCATTTCTACCGCCTATTTCGTGTGATTGTGCTTCTCTAAGTGCCTCACGCTCTATTGATTTAATTACTTCTGCCATGCTCATTATAATAAACCTTAAATCCTTTCATTGCATAATCAGAAACAGCCTTTTTCAGCTCCTCATGGGTGGAATAGGTCTCTTTCAAAAGAATAGCCATGCCTTTTTTGCTGACCGCATAAATTCCAAACGGAACCTGTTTACTTGCAATATGTAAAACAGCTTTTAATTGTTCTGCCTTCATTTCATATACGCTATTTCCGACTGTCAGTTTCATTTCCCATAAACCTCTCAAAATCTTCCATGCATTTATAGCACAAGTCGTATGTGGTATTAAAAATGCCGTTCTTTGTAACCGAATTTCCACACAGTATTCCTTTTTTAATTTCCACACCGCACCTGTCACAAGTGCACCATTTTCTTTCATGCTCCATTTTTCATAAACCTCTTGAACTCTTTCCTGCACTTAGGGCATAAATCGTATTGGATATTATCTCTCCATATAGCCATTGGAAACACTTCCCTTGCTAAATCTTTGGCTGTGCATATGCTTTTTTCGTAAAGAGGTTTTACCTCTCTTGTTTTGATATATGCACATTTTTCATCGTAGCGTATTATTTCTTTTCCGCACCTGTCACAAGTGTGCCATTCTTTTTGATGTTTCATTCTTCCACCGCCTATTAAACCAACCCTAGCATACATAAAATATCAAGCCCCGATATTCTCTCTGCACCCTTTCTTGTGTGCATAAGAATTTCTTTAAGCCTTTCATTTTCTGCATTGCTGTATTTATCTTTGTTATATGCTTCTGAAAAACAATAATATTTGCAATATCCGTAGCCCGCACCAAGCATGGTGCCGTGAACGCTCTTTCCGACAATATCATAATATTTTGGCACTTTTAAAATATCGTGTTTTTCATCTAGGGTACATTCCTTTTGTTCTGCTTTTAGCTTTGATTGAAGATATTTCAAAAAACTTTGTATATCCTGTTCTGATTTTGAAATATATAAAATAGTTTCTTTCATTCTTCCACCAACTTTCTACCGCAGATAGGGCAATAATCGATATCCATAACTTCCCAAAAATCAAAATAACTGTTAAACACACCAATCTGATACGTGTTATCTTCCGCTTGCATAATTCCATCTGATAAGTTTCTGTTTGGAACTAAGCTATAATCATCAGTATTCCATTTTGTAGGATTTTCGCAAAATTCACACATGCTTCTCATTTCTCCTTTGCCTTAAACAGTGTGTCAGGAAATGGAATACCTAAAAAATGCATATTTGCATATTTCCTAAATGTTGGCACGCTCATACCGGCTATCTTTGCAGCTTCCGCCTGTGAACATCTGCCATATGCGTATTCCATCAATCCCTCTCGGAATGATTCAATATTTCGTGTCTTAACTCCCTTTGCCATGTTTATACCTCCGTTTAGTATTCAATAATGCCTTGTGCCAACTGTAGCAGATAGTCGCTTTTAGCAAAATGCGTTATCGAGTAGTTAGTCTCCCTTCTATGTGTTCGTCTGAAATGCTCGTTAACCATTCTATCAAGCCCAGTAAGCCCTGTTTCGTCTGTTAGGTAAACATCTGTACCCTCAAAGTGATTATGCTCCGTATCGGTCACATTAGAGAGCGACAGGCATACATTAGTCAGTGTCTTATCGGTCAAGATTGGGTGAACCTTGCAAAAATATGTTTCGTACAGGTTCATGTATCTGCAAAATGCGTTTTTGACTACTTCTTCGACTGTCTTGTTTTCAATGTTGTTGTCACATATTTCAGAGAATCTATTGAGCATATCATCTTTCTTTGCTTGCATATCCTGTCGGGTGACTCTTGCCGTCTGTTTCTCGGAAACAGATGTATGTACCTCTCCCGTAATCTCTGAATTATAGTCTCTGTTTATATTCTCTGTAGTAATCTCTGGTAATGGTCTGTCACATTGTCTTGTCGATTTGTCATTTTGTCCTCATCGGAATTAAATTCATCCACAAGCTCTTGTAATTTTTCAGTATCTATTGTGTACCACTTTGTTTTATCAATACCTAATTTGTTATAATTAGCAGATACAACGACTCCTTTATTTTCAAGCCTTGTGAATGTTCTCTGTATCGTTTTTTCACTCCAATACGGAAAATCTTTAGCTTTCCAATCACTGTATGAGTTATATACCCAATATCTGTCGTCAATAAAATTTTTACCGGCTTTTCTGTTAATTCCTAGCCAATAATTTAGTTGATTTAACACTATTGCTTCGTTTAAATCTCCTAAAACAAGTGCTAAATCAGTATTTATGATAAGTGTCTTTGATTTGTCTACAAAAAGTTCATTAAAATTCATAATTTACCTCCGTACCGATAACTCCGTGATTTATATAAAAACAGTTGTCAGGCGGTCACGGTTCCGCTTTTCGTGTTGCAATCACTAGGCAACTGATTTTACCGATTTTTTGAAAAAGTAAGATACACTCCATCAAAAGGTTTCCCAAAACACATTACAGAATTTTGAAGTGTCTCACCCCATTGCTTTCAGTCGCGCGTACCTACTAGCAACTTGTTTTTGTGTGTTTTCTTTTATTTTTCCGAAACTGCTATATTGCAGACCATCAGCATTACGCAACCGCTATTCAAGATATAGCAGCTCGCACTAAACCAACGTATGATTGATGCGGTGTGGATTTGAACCACACATGAGCAACACCGAGATTCACTCAAACCGAGATTATTATATTTGCCCTTACTGATAAGCGTCTACCCATTTCGCCACACATCAACAATCGGCAAGGCTAGGAATCGAACCCGCGACAAATCAGCTAATAGCCGACTGCTCTACCACTGAGCTACATGCCGATAGTAAGGCAAAACTAATTAGGCTAGTTTTGCCTCTGCATGAAAAAATTCAACAAAGGGGAAAAGCAGAACCCCTATTTGCAGAAATATCTGCAAGCTGACTTGATAGGACTCGAACCTACAACTACTTGATTAACAGTCAAGCGTTCTACCTGTTGAACTACAAGCCAGTAATGAGGGTGAAGTCTAAGGAGTGGCAACACCCTCCGGAGATATAAATTTGTATGTGCTGTAGGAAAAGAACTAGCGAAACCTACAGCAAAGGACATGTGAGGAATTGCACCTCACCTAAGACTCACTGATTTGAGTTGCCCTAGTTTAACAATTAAAGGGGGTATATATGTCTACTCTGCCTATTACAGATGTCTTTACGACAGGTTGGTTTTCACGCTCGTGTATTGTGGGATTATACACGATTAAACCCTCACGAGCCTTGTGACGGCTCTTAACAGCTTTCCACTATGAGGGTGAAAGGAACTACTAAGTCCAATGTCGGGGAACCAAGTAAACCCCGAACAGGGCATGTTGGATTTGAACCAACGTATGCAGCAGTCAAAGTGCTGTGCCTTACCGCTTGGCGAATGCCCTATATTTACTGCCACATGAAAGCTATGGCAAGTATCTGACCGAACATTACCGCAATGCCAAGAAATCTTGTACTGACTGTCACATTTTCGTTTAATGTGGCATTTACCATTCCAAAAGCAATTAATGCCAGCCATACTGTTGTTGCAATTTTTAATACAAACATGATTTACACCTCAAAATCTAATCGTCTTTATTTTCTTTCAATACTGCCTCAGTTATGCACGCAAGAGCTAAAAACACTATTGAAACAGCCATCGAGCATCGGTCAGAAAAGAGTATCGCATGAAACATACAGAATAACATAATCCATGTAAAAATACCTTTAATGAACATTGGCAAGTATCTGTCAGCAATCTTACTGAAAATCTCCCATCTATGCTTAGATTTAAGCTCACGAGCTTTAACCATGTACCATGAAGCTTTTTGTATATCTTGCGTGAAGCTATCTTTATGCCCGGCACGATATTTATACTTGTATGCAGTAATCTCACACCATTTAGCCACATCCTTAAGCCCGTAAATGTCAATCATTTCATCAATGCACTCTTTACGATTAGGCAAGTTGTAGTGGCTAGGGTGATTTACCATTTCGGAATTAATTTTATTAGACTCAAATCCTGTTAATTTCATCGCTGTTAGCTCCTTTACTGTTATATATTATATATAACTAATATTTTATCGTAGTTGTATGTATATATATTATTATTGTGTATGTTGTTTAATTAATATATAACTTATGTTATAATAATAAATACTGCTTGGTGCGATTAAGGTATGAGTAAGAGCCTTTTTGTTTTGGCGGATATTTTGGGGGCTAAGTGGGGCGGTTTGCCGCTTTTCATATATACCCCCAGGGCACCCAATGCGCACTCTGTTCAGTTCTCAAACATCAAGCATTTTAAATTGTATCTATTGCATATACAATTCATCTATACCCTTTCAACTCTTCGCTAAACAACTGTTTTGTGCATAGTTGTAATAATTCAGTAGCTCTCAAAGCCTTGTAAATCAAGGGATTAGAATTGTATCTGTTGTATATACAATTACTTGGCATTATCAACCATATTGTTATTCGATAATGCTTTAATATTCTGACTATTTGAAGCGCCTAACTGTGGTAATTCATTAGCGCTTAATGCTCTCGCTTGTGTGGCCTCGTAGCCAATTCCCGGCTGATTCATACCAAATTCATTATTACCAACGAACATAGCACCGACAGGAGATTTATTGTCGTATGCTCTATCCTTGATACAATCTTTACGGATTCCTTGCAATTTTTCCCAAATCTCATAACTTTTAGGACTTGACTCTTTATTTAGTCTCCAATTATCTATAACACCGCAATCGATATTACACCAATTACTAAAAGCTACAGTACTACATAGCTTGTTATATTTATCACTAATATATATATATTCATCACATATATTATTTAATATATTATAATTATATCTATTGTAGTTAGTTAACATACATGTATTATCATATAACTGTTTATCTTTTAATATACTGTTATCATTAAATATAATTTCCCCAACTCGTTTACAAACAGCTTTCCACGGCCTTTGACCCTCGCTTTTTAAATCGTCAATCTGCAATTCCTGACAAGCCTGATCTATAGCCCTCTCAAAGTCCTCTCGATAAAGTTGGAAAGTGCCAAAATCGGCAATTAAATGTTTACTTATATTTCCTTTAATTTTTTCCATTTTAGCACCTCAAAATCATAAAATAAAAAAGCCCGCACCACCTGGAGTAATTCCAAGTGACACAGGCTAACCGGCATCTGCTTATTAATTAAATTTAAAATAATAATAATCAAATATACTTATTTTGTCAATATACTGATTATTGTGTATATAACAATAACTGTATTAATTAATATATACCACATCACACACATATATATTAATTTATATAAAAATAAAAAGCCGGTCACAAAAACCGACTTTAAAAAACACTTGCCATTATGTCAAACTGTGGTAAAATAAGAATGTCTTTACAGCCGAATAGCTTTTTTGCGGTCTCTTTATCGAATGCTGGGGAATAATCGCCCTGAACCATTCCCAAAATTTCAAATCCGGCAAGTTTGCCACATTTATATGTTTTTTTAGTTATCAAAAAGTTTCTCATACTCTTTATACCTCCAATAAAAAATAATATTTAATTGCTACACTGATATATTAACATATGTAATACATAAATGCAATACATAATTGCAATAATTTTTAAAATGGGCACTCATTGTTATTGTTGTTCTTTTCCAGCTCATCCAGCTTATCCAATACTAATTGATTTACGAATCCATTAATTGTAAGCCCTTGCGCTTGTATCCGGTCTTTTGTGCCCTTTGGTAAAGTAACGCTTATTCTGTCGTAGCTCTCTCTTATTCTGTCATTTTGCTTTTGTATACGCTTCTTGTAGTTTTCAATAATTTTCTTTTCATCCATTTTTTACACCTCATTATATAAATTAATAATATCAATAATCATTGGCAATAATACTATAAATAATATTGCTATACATAAATATATAATAATTAAATTATTATGTCAATAATAATTCATTACATAATATAAATAATAATAGTTATTTCTTATTATATGCATTAATTCATTTATTATTGATTTTACTATTGCATTAATGTAATTAAATTTTATTGCAATATTTTTTAATTTATGTATTGACATTACATAAATACAATGCTATTATAATGTCAAGTCGAAAGGCAAGGAACAAAATAAAAAAGCTCATCGCGCAGCCGGCCAAAGTTACACGATGAGCACCAAACAAAATAATATGAAAGGCGCGTATATTATAACATGCGTGGGAAAAGGTGTAAACCATGAGAAAATTAAATTGTAAAGAAGTTAATGAGGCATTAAAAAAGGAAATTATGGACAGTTACGAAAGCGCAGAAGAATATTACACATATGACGGCGCAGAGATGAAGACAGAATACAACGACATCTGCAAGGATATTTTAGAAGCTTTCAAGCGCGAAAAACTTGACAATGATTTGAGATATGAGGCCGGCAAAATGAGCCGTCAAGACTTGTTTATTGACTGGATGCAAGGCATCCCGACAGCGTTCCCGGTTGCTGATGATATTTTTTTAGGTTTTGCAACTGAATGGTTAGGAAATATCCTAGATGAGACAGAGACAGAAAAGCAGAAATATAACAATAGCAAGGCGGAGCGTACTTCTTGCTTGATATTATACAGAGAACTAAACAAGCACGCGCAAAAAGCAAATTAGAGGGGGCACAAACCATGATTAATATAGACATGTGGCACAATGACAAAATAAAAGCGGTTGAAAAAATCAATATATTTTTTAACGATTTGACCGGGAAATATTGGGGAAATTGTTATATTAACAATAAAGCTATTGGAGATTTTACCGCGGACAGCTCAACAGACATCGAAAAGACTTTCGAGCATTTAGCAATTAATTGGAATTAAGTAAAATAAGCCGGTGCAAGTTCACCGGCTTTATATTAAAGAGGTGGAGAAAATGAACAAAACAAGGATTGATTTTAAAAATTATGAAACTGTAGACAGTGGCGCAAAATTTTACAAGGGCAAGGACTGCGAGGAAGGTTTTTATCATGTTTGTGATGAATACGCGCCGGGCGGTACTCGTTTACTTGAGTTTATGCCGGAAATATACAAGCATGACATAAGTGTTAGTTTTTGTCAAACCATAAACGGACATAGCGCAATGCAATCTATCAAATTTTGCCCGATTTGTGGCAAACAATTAGCATATTAAGGGGGCGCAACTATGAGAGACTTTATCGAGCTTTTAAAGGCTTTCGGGCTTTTTGCGTCATGCCTTGTAATTGGGTAGGGCGGTTTATTTTTATTTTTTTATTAATTTGTGAGGTGCAAATATATGTTTGATTATGAGACCGGATATTATGAATATAACTATAGGACTTTAAGAGAAGCGCAAGAAGCGAAAAAGCAAGCCGGCAAGGGCGCAAAAATAACAACTTTTCTAAGTACAAACGAAAACATGGAAATTGTAACAATTTATAAATTGACCTTTAAGGCGCTTTTTAATGGGGATAAAATGAAAATACCAAAAATATATAGTGGTGAATACTTATGCTGTTTACCACCTGAGCTATACCGCTCTATTATTGACGCGGTGGAACTTGCAATTAGCAAATTGTATTTATCAGACAGTGACAAAAAAGAAGCTCTTTACAATGCTAATTGTGAAAAGCTGTACAACTTAACGGATACTATTAATATAGTTTTTATTTAGCTAATAGCGATACAAATTAACATGGTGTATTCTAGCCGGTTCGATTCCGGCTATTAGCTTTATATATAAGGCTTTTTGGGTCTTATATTATCAATTTAATTATTTTATTTATAGGTGCTTTTATACGACTTTACGACTGTATATATTGCACTCCGTCCGCGCGTCCGGTAAATAATCGCGTCAAGAGGTTTTGCAAATGCCTTTATATTTATATCAGGCTCAAGAGGCGCAACGCCTGAACAAATAATTGTGCGCCCTTATAGGTGATTTGCGTTACCACCTAATAAAAACAGATTAACGCACGACAGACCGCGAAAAGGTCAAAAAATAGCTTATAAATCATGTACTAAAACAGAAAAGAGGGTTAATGAATGGATAACGAACTAACTACGCTTGACGCTGTAGAACGTGAAATAAGAGCACGCTACAACGGCAAATATCAAAGCGCACCGGAATATCAGGCAAGCGAGCGCGCCACACGCAAAGCGATAACAGACATTTTTAGAGCTGTCGCAGAGTCGGGCGCATGTGACGATATTACCGCGCTTATAAGTGGCAAGGAATACCGCCGGACGGCTTTTACTAACTATCTACAGCATAAAAACTATATAAGCCCAATAATTAAGGCTTGTTATAGTTAGAGGGGGTGTATTATGTCTAATTATGAATACTTGGGGAAAAAGGAAATATATAAGCGCGTTAAGGCGCTAGGCTATGAAGTGCCAAAAATAAGTGACTTTAGTTATATCAAATACGACTGCATAGAGTGGATGGAATCACACGAACTAAAAATAACAGTTCAAAGGTCCGGTGAATGGTTGCAAGTCGTAGAAAAGCGCGCGCACGTTCACCCGGTCAGGCTATTTTGCGACTATCAAGCCGGAAAATATATAACGCGCTATTAGGGATGTTTATATCCCTTTTTAGTGTGTCCAAAAATCAAGCGTGCAGCCGTTGGAGCTGTCGCAAGTTATCCGGCTATAAGTCCGGGCGTATGTATATTGACAAATTAACAAAAATATTCTATGATTTTATGATATATACATTTAAGCCGTGTATTTGACGTTTTAAGGGTTTTTATATGTGTTAGCGTGTATTTTATCAAGTGCGCTATAATAAGCCACAAAACAAGCCGTTTACAACGCTTTGCGATATAGTTGTAGAGCTTTAAGCCGTCAAGCCGTGGCGGATGTAACATGTTACGAACTAGGCGCACCAACTCATGGAAAATGTTTGAATTTTCAGAAAACTTTGCTCAATTAAAGCGTGGTGCGAGTTCTTTGCAAGTTCTCGACAAGTTTTTACAAAATTTTGCGAACGGATTTTTGAAATCAAAAAAGTCAAATGTAGGGAGGTACTTCTCGAATCCTAAAATTTTTGGGAATTTGAATTTTGAATTGCCAAAAAATAAATGCTCTTGGCGCTATAATCACTCTCTCCTAGCTTCTCAATCAATTTCTGCCGTGTCATTTCCGGATTAGTCCGGTGTATGTATTCTAATAGTCTGTCTATTTTATCCATAGTATCTATCACTCCTAGCTGCTTTAAGTATCATGTCAACAATATCAAACACTTCATCCCCATATGTTGCTACAAAATCACACAATATCTCTTCCTGTTCGATAGGCAAATACACATCATAGGACATACAAATTGCGTGACATACTTCGTGTATCAGCACTTTGCGTTGCATAAATCCACGCAAGGC